GCGGTGATGGTTCCACCTTGAGTATTTCATATTGGGATGGAAACAGAAATCGTATTATGATTGGTTACATTGGTGAAAACGGTTTGGAACCAAATGTTGCCTATAAACTCAACGAAAAGCATGAATTCGTCAAGGCTTGAAACATGAAAAACTTTATTTTTTTGATCCTTCTGTTTTCTTCGTTGTTGTTTGCCACAGAGAAAAAGTTCTTCATAATGGGCAATATCCACGAAAATTGCACATTGCTCGATTCACTCACGAACAAGCAATTTCCATATTTGACTTGTTTCAAGATGGAAACCAAAGCCTATTTCACCATCGCCATGAACGAGAATGCCTGGGCAAAGGAAATAAATAGGTGTTCGCAGGAATCCAGAATGGCGTGGAGGAAGGAATTCGGGAGATCATGGACTGGAATGTTGCATTGCATTAGATTTTTGAGGGAAATGTGAATAAATTCTGGTATCTTGAGCAACTTTGCGTCATCGCGCAGTTCGCGGGCGTATGGGCAAGCATCAACGGTTTAATTTGAGGTGGTTATGCCAAATTTCAGAAGTGTTATTCGGAATGTCAACACAGTCTGCACCTATCTGAAGATGGACTACGACAACCGAATGCGGGAGATCAACAACACAATCCGAGAAAGCAAACTATCACCTGAAGGAATGGTGGCCGCTTGCCTTGGAAGCATGACTTCCTTGGAAGAAGAAGGATACGGTGATCTGATGGTCTGTTTTGCCCATCAAAGTCTCGGGGAAGATTGTCCATATCTTCGTTGCGCATCTCCGTTCGAGGTTGAAGAATGAGAAAGAAGCGAAACGATTCAAAACTCCGGGACATTATGGCTCTGGAGAACAAGTATATGCTTTTCATTGACGGCCATGATAATGCCATCCTTGGCACAGGAAGCAGATGCGGAATGGAGCCGGTGGCTGTTTACAATCGTGACGTCATACGAGGCAATCTTGTAAAAGACGGTCAAACCGAAGAAGAAGCAGACTTGTGGATTGAAAACAATATTGCTTCTTCTTGGATTGGAGATCATGATGCTCCAATCTTGCTGGAGTGGATTGAACTATGAACGTGCTCGCGATCGACAATGGAACCACGGGTACTGTGGCGTTTATCACAAGTTACTCTCAATCGACCATATTCTTCGAGACTCCGATAATCCATGTTCCGAATTATACCAAGCCGGAACGGAAGAAAAAGAAAACTAAAGATGGAAAGAAAACAGAACTTGTCCAGGCGATGACTTCGAGGCTGGATTTCGATAAATTCAACAAATTTCTTTTCAATACCATTGGTGACGATACGATTGTGATTCTTGAACGGCCAAGGGTGAACCCAGGTCAATTCAAAACTACAATCAACGCCGTTCGTTGCATGGAAGCTACTTGTATAGCTTTGGAACAAAACAATCTCCAGTATCGTTTCCTGGATTCGAGATCCTGGCAGAAAAAGTATCTTCCTGATGTCTTGGAGAGCAACAAAAAACCACGAGTGAAGAAAGGCGCCAAGAAATCGGAAGATATACCCGCCGAGAAGCCGAAGAAAGAGCCATCGGGAAGCGAAAAGCTGAAGAAGGCGAGCATGGAGCTTGGGATCAGATTGTTTCCGCAGCATGAAGCTCTCATCAGGAAGCATGGCGATGCCGATTCATTGCTCATGGCCAAGTATATTATGGAAACAGAAAAAGAACTTTGGGAATAATCCAATTTGGATTCGCCGAAGTACCTGAAAATTTGTATTATATGGATGTGGGAAAGAGATCTGAAACGGAACACCGAACCGAGGACAATATGATTAAAACAATTTTGATTATTTTGGGGGCGATCTTGATCCTGACCATTGGTGTTCCCGCCTATCTGCCGGTATCGTCCTGCCAGTCCGTATGGACTACTCCCAAGGTAGAACGAAATGCAGATACACTCTCGGTTCAACATATAACTGAACCAAAACTCGAACGCTTATTCGTGAAAGCCAGAGATTCTCCTGTGTTGTCGCAATCATACTTGGATTGCAAAACACATATTGAAATTTCCGCAACTGACCGAATATGACTCAATGGATGCTTCTGGATTCCCGCCAAAAAATTCCAGCATCAGAGAATATTAACTTTGAGTTTTAATTACGGGATGGCGCAACGCACATAGCGCCATTCCATCATGCCAGTAGGTCGTCGGTAGCACGGCATCCCCTAACAAGGGAGTCCCGAGAGGGAGGGTGGTTCGATTCCGCCACTGGCTCTAAGGTCAAAGGTAAATCTCGGAAAGTAATCGGTTATATCCTTTCAGGAAGACAGCTCATTAAGTACGAGTACAATGACCTTCTCTTTTACAACCAACCGGAGCAATAATGCCGACCCTTAAAGAAGACCGTCTGAACAAAATCGCCTCAATGTACCAAGAAAAGGGAGAGATCGAGACTGCGAAGCATTTCGGGATCACCATCGAATCCCTCATGCGCTATATGCGCATCTTCAAGAAGAAGCCAGCCCAGGTTATCCAAACTCCCCAGGCGACCAAGCAGAAGGAAGATCCAATCTGGAGCAAATTGAAAGAGAAGTTTTCAGAAGATGAGATTCAGGCACTTCTGAATGCCAATACTTCCAGGAAACCCATTGACAATGCTGCTTATTCCTTCAGCGGGAAGACGGTTCGGTTTCTATCACTTGGCGACACCCACATCGGTTCCAAGTTCTTCGATGAAACAAAGTTGCTGTCCGCGTTCAAGGAAGCCGAGAAGCAAGAATGCCAATTCATGCTGCACAGCGGCGATGTCACAGAAGGCATGAGTGCTCGTCCTGGCCAGATCTACGAACTCGAAGACATTGGGCAGTCCGCACAGGTAAATCACGCAGTCCGTGTGTTATCGCAGTGGAAAGAAAAGATTTTCTTCATCACCGGGAACCACGACGGCTTCGTTAATAGCAAGACAGGGGTGGGGATTGATGTGGGCATGATGCTTCAGGACAGATTGCCAAATTCGAAATTCGTCGGATACCATCAAGGAATTGTTGATGTGAATGGTTCAAGCTTTATGCTGTGGCACGGAACAGACGGCAATTCGTATTCGACCAGCTACCGGCCACAGAAGATTGTGGAAGCGTTCAACGGAGGAGAGAAGCCCCATGCCTTGTTCTGCGGACACACACACAAGATGCTCTATATGTTCGATCGCAACGTACATATCGTATCTACGGGTTGCATCGAAGATCAATCTGACTTCATGAAATTCAATCGTCTTGCTGCCCACGTCGGCTTCTGGATCTGCGAAGCCACGATCAATGGTGGTGAGATCAAGAAGTTCACATCTACCTGGCATCCGTTCTACATTTAATATTGCACATTGGACTATTGCCCGCTTCATTATCTCGATTGAGGCGGGCATTTATTTGTATTATATGGAAAAGGAGAATCTGATGGTGAAAATAAAAATGACAATTTTAGACTTTTCTCGTATTCGTACTGGCGTTTTTGCAAAGAATCCATCCGAAGATATTCGGAGATGGAACGAGCGTCATCCGTTATCTTGCCAGAATCTCCTTCTTGGAGATCCCGTGCCACCTAAAGATTTATTAAAAGGAGAAATGTCATGAAATTGGAAATAAAAACAAGATACGGCAAACTTTATTTTGATCCAGATTCAAACAAGAATCCATGCGAATTTCTAACAACATCCGGCGAGTGGTGCATTGGGAACATTGAAAAAGTTCTTCTGGATTTAGGCAGACCCGTTGGAGTCTATATCACTCCTCCTGATGGAATTGCATATTGGGCATCACGGGAAGTTCGTCCTGTCCAGGAGAAGAAGTTCCAGACCGTCAAGATGGACATCAACGAGATCGCCGAGATATGCCGGACGAAATGGCTTCGATTGAGGAACGGATCTAGCGCATTATTGTTCAATCCATCATTGACTCTTAGGGCGAACGGAGCGATCGTTGTTAGCGGGAGTTGGATGTTAGAAGATTGCCAATGGGCACACAGCCCAAACTCAACCGAATGGAAGGATTTCACCAAACAGGTCGAAGTGTAAGATGCTCAAGAAAGCCATACTGAAAAACTACGAATCCCACGAGGACTCCACAATGGAGTTCTCCCCAGGAATCAATGTCATCATCGGCGACACCGACTCCGGCAAGTCCGGCTCGCTGCGTGGAATTCTTGGCGTCATCACCAATACGATGTTCGGCCTGGAGCACATCTCCGATTGGATTCGCACCAAGACTGGCACGGTCAAGGCTGGCAAGGAAGGGAGCGTCTCGATTGAGGCTGACGACAAAATCATCACCAGGTTCCGATCCGACAAGCTGAATGGCTATCGGATGACTGGTGAGCAAGATCTGGGAGCCGTGCGAGACAAGGTTCCAGATTGCGTCGCCAATCATTTGAACGTCGGAGATGTCAACATCCAACGTCAGTTCAATGCCCCCTTCCTCCTCGGTCTTGGCCCAACCCAAGTGGCCAAATACCTCAACTCCCTTGTCCGTCTGGATGTAATTGACAAGTATATCCAGGCCGTCAACAAGAAGGTGCTCGCCAACGGAGCGTCTATATCCAAGGAAGAGGAAGAGATCAAAGCGATCGAGACCCAGATCGAATCCTACAAATGGATCGAGGATCTGGAGCCCATCGCCATCCTCATGAAGAATCTCGATGAAGAAATCGCTATGCTGCACAGAAAGCAGGCACGCTTGAACGAAATGCTCGGAACTTATATTCCAGCCATGCAAAGTGTAGAGAAGGCCAAGGTCAAGGTATCCGCCTCCTCCTTGGTGGAAAGGGCTAAGACCCTGGCGACGAAGATCGAAGAGAAGAACAGGATGCGCCGGGAGATTGTGTCCCAGCTCGAACAGTTTATGCAGGCAATGGAAAGCGCACAGTTGAGATCCACGGCCCTGAATCGAGTTGGAGGACTCTATGACCGGATCAAGGAATTAGACGCGGAGCTGAAGACGGCGAAGGCCACGGCGCCCAGGTTGAAGGCTCAACTGGAAGCCCACGGGATAGCCGCGCTCACGGTAAAGCGTAAAGACAGCATCTCCATGGCGGAAAAATGCGTAAATACCGCCAGGAGCATCGCAACAAAGATTTCGTCCAAGTTGGAACAATCGGACAAGATCAAGCGGTCGGTTATTTTGTATAATAGTAGCATGGAAAAGATCGCAAAGCTCAAGGATGCTTTGGTTAAGCTGGAAGCGTCGAGGCCAAAGGTCTGCGAGCTTTGCGGTCGCCCGTTTGAACAAGGAGAAGGTCATGGGCATCAAGGGCAATAGAGTTGTGTTGAGACAGAACAATCTCTACGATGTTATTCTTCGCAAAGGCCAACTCGCCGTCATTGGTATGTTTGCCAGAGACATTGAAAATGGAAAAGTCGTCAAGGTTGAATCTGTCATTGATTCAGATTATGTAATCGTGAGGGAAAAACCAAATAACAAGTGGTGTTCTGCATATTTCTCAGGGAGTTTGTTCCGTGCTTAAACCCATCGACAAGGATCTCTGCTGGATTGGTGGAGAAGTAAGAGTTCTGATTGACGGAAGATGGGCTCCACTCAACGACACGCACCGTCCAAAAATTCAATACAAAGGAAAGACAGTATGATCTGGCAAATTCTAAAAGCCTTGGGTTTCGCACTCGGATATGAATTACTGTATCTGGTCATTTGGCTCGGCGTGACAGTTTTTATTGTTCTATGGCCAGTCATCTTCGTCTTGATTGTCATCTATGCCATCTTTGTTCTCCTGTTTTTCAGCAGGAGTAATCTCGATGCACAGATTGAAAAGCTGGACAGGCTCCAAAAGAGATTTTCAAAATTGGGGAAGAATTGATTGCGTTTGCCCTTCTCCTCATCCTCTTGGTTATTTGCCCTCCGGTCGGATTGGTGGTTGCTATCTGGTGGTTGCTCAAATGATAGAAATATTTCTTTGGGTTGTCGGCGGCATATGCCTTTTGATCTTCATTGATTTTTCAACGGAGAGGTGGTAGATGGTTGCTGTGATCATGGCTCTGGTTATCCAGTTTGCCGTCGTTGTTACCAAAATCTTTGACGAGATGGTGCCATAATGAAATTTCTACAATGCGCCGATATTCATCTCCGTGGCGAGATACCCATCTGCCGAACCGACGAGAACTGGCTAGAGTCCCAGCGTAAGGATGTTCGGTTTCTTGTGGACACGGCGAACAAGCTGAAGGTTCCATTGCTCTGCCTCGGTGACATTTTCGACGCTCCACGTTGCGCGACCGCAGTTGTGAACATGGCCATCGAAGAGTTCTCCAAGGCCAAGTTCGGAATCAAGTTTCTTCCCGGAAACCACGATCTCCCGTTCCATAGTTACAAGTTGCTTCAGGAATGTTCCCTTGGCACATTGCTGCATAGCTTCAGCGAACTCATGGATGGAACTGCCGGGGGACACAAATGGACAGCCTCTCCGTTTGGTTTGGACAAGCAATCGGATGCGGAGATCCGTTTCATTCATCGTCTTGTGTTCCCAGACGAAGCGTCCCGCCCAATCGACGAATGTGGCCAGACCGCAGAGGAATTGCTGGCCGAGTTCCCGGAGCAGAAGTGGATCTTCACCGGCGACTACCATCATTCATTCCATTTCGAGAAGGATGGGCGCCATGTGGTGAATACAGGATGCGTGAACATCCAGAAGGCGGACATGATTGGCTACATTCCAAAGGTGGCCGTCGTTGATACAGATGCCGGAACGATCGAATGGATTCCGATCCCACAGGATCATGCACAGTTTGGAACTGAATATCTGGAAGAGGCCAAGGGGCGCGAAGCCAGGATGGAAGGATTCTTCGAGATCGCGAAACGCAACAACGGCGTTACGATCTCGTTCAAGGACAATCTGGAGGCCAATATGCGGAAGGCTCCATTGTCCGTTCAACAAATTTTGATGGAAATCGACCAAGGAGTCAGGAATGAAAGCAAGTGAGCTACAAGTTGGCGGAAACCACTACAAGGATGTGAAGATCCAGCCGTTCGAGTATTCGATTCGCAATGGACTCAATGCCATCGAGCACACTTGCTTGAAGTATATCTTCCGAGCCCGTGAGAAGAATGGGGTCGAGGATGTACGCAAGGCTTTCCATTGTCTCGGAATCTTGATCGAATATGCCGAGATACCAGGACGCATCCAACCAAAACGCAATCTGGACATGGTTACATCCGACGAGTTCTCCAGACAGAAGGATCTTACAGAAGCGGAACACGAATTCATCCATATTATTTCTACATGGCGCAATGTTACGAGCTACAAATGGCGTCGTATCGAATTGCTTCATTATCTCATGACCATGCAGAATCGTATCGAAGCCGCCGTGCAACACGATGTTGACCGCGCCAAGGAAGAGAAGACCTGGTGGTTCCGCGCCCGCAACTTCATCGAATTCCATATGGGGATCTGATATGGATTTATATGCCGTGGATATGCGTACAGGAAATATCGAATTCTTCACACAAAGCACAGAGAGCGATACTCATCGAATCTCACCCGAAGGATTCCAGTATCCAAAATTTGGAGATTATTTATATTTCGAGAGCGAGCTTCATGCAGTAAAGAAATCAATTGAAATTTTCGAATCTCGTAAAGCGAATTTAACAAAAGAAATGTTGAGCGTCGATGCCAGGCTCGCAGATTTGTTTATGAGAAAGGGAGCTTGCATTGTTCGTTCGAATTCACAGGAGAAACAATGAGTTTATCTACAACCCACATCGTATTCCACGCAGACCAGGACAAGGTGCTCCTGTTCCAACCATGCTCGAACCCAGACAAGGGCAAGGGCTTGGATCGCACGAACGAATTCATCCACACCATGCTCGGCTACCTTCTCACCCAAGGCCCGCGCACAATTACATTGCCCAATGGCGATCAGTATTTTGTCTCTGCGGTCAAAACCGAACAAGAGAACAATACCATTGCCGGATGGAGCGAAAAGAAATCCAACACCGATGAGGTCAAGAGTGACGATCCAGCAACTTGAACAGCAAATCGAAGCGGCCAAGAAGGATCTGGCCAAGTCCGAAGGAACCATGGAGCAGATCGAGTCCGAGTGGCTGGCCAACCATGGCACCAAGGATCACAAGGAGATCCAGCAGATTGCCGACAAGATGGATTCCCAGCTCAAGACCATGACCGAGGAACAGGAACGGCTGATCGTCCAGGCATCCGATATTCTAAGCAAGGCATAGGATGAAGACTTCCGAGATCCTAAAAAAACTCGAAGACGGGAAGACCGAAAGGAATCTTCTCGCCTCCCAGCTATCCAAACGCAAGGAGAAGCTGGAGAACTTGAAGGCACTCAAGCTCGATCTCGAAGGAGCCCAGGCGATCATCCAGGAGACGGCACGCCAGACCCAGGAGACCTTGAAGTTCCACATCAAGGATTTGAGTCAGGCCGCAATCGATTCGGTGTTCCCGGCCAAGTACGATGTGATGGTGGATTTCGATCTGTCCCATAATACCGTGGCCTGCGATCTATATCTGGATCGCAATGGCTATCGTCTCGATCCTATGGATTCGAACGGCGGTGGCTTGGTGGATGTCATGTCTCTGGCGTTGCGAGTGGCCTGCTGGTCTATGGGGCGGACACGGAATGTTCTGTTCCTGGACGAACCTCTGAAGAATGTGTCTGTGAAGTACAGGCCGGTGGTGGTGGATTTCATGAAGGGGATCACCAAGAAACTCGGGCTTCAAATGATCATGGTAACTCACGATCCAGAGATCATTTCCGCTGCTGACCGGGTGTTCCTTGTGACCCAGAAGGGAAAACATTCCAAAGTGGAACAACGCGACAACGCTTAAATTTGTATAATAGCAATATGGAAAACGAACAAAGCAAAGATCTGCAACTCGGCGATGTGATCAAAGCCCATTCAAGAGACCGATATAATACAGTCGAAAGGGTAACACCTCATCGTGCTGTTTTGAATGATGGAACTGTCGTCAAAAGAAAATCGAATTTTCTAACTGGTTGGGAAGTAAGAGATCCTCGTCATGAATGGACACAGATAGGAGGGATGCACTTCTCTCGGTTTCGCGAATGCTCGAAAGAACAAATCAAAGCCATCGACAAGGAAGAGAAACGCAAAAGTTTAATTTACGAAATCCAAGATGCGACAGCGCGACAGACCATGCTTGAATATACATATGAAGAGATCAAGCAAATTCATGCAGTTGTCTTTCCGATCCATTGCTGTTTTCTTCAACGATCGAAAGAAGAATCCAAATGAAGATAGACGATCACATTCAAGAAAGACTTGATGAAATTTGGATGAAGGCGAATTGTTCCTGGCCGATCATTGTAATCGATAAGTCCTACATCCGAGCAGGGAAAGACATGGAGCCTGTTTGCAGATCCACTCCGTTCATGCGTGCTTATGCGATGGGAAAATGGGAACGCAAGCCCCGTCATCTCGATCTTCGCCAGAAATGGATCAGGCAGACTTTCTTCCGCAATCTGATCAAGTTTTTCACAAATAGGAGTATATGATTATGTGGATTTTGATTTTAACATTGATAACAAGCACCGGAGTATCAATCGAAAGCATAGAGGGCTTTGGGTATCAAAGAACTTGTGAGATCGCAGGCAGGAAATATGTCTCCGATATGGAGAGCGCTCTTAGAAAAGTAACATACCAGTGTGTGCAGAAGTGATTCCCTTAGCATGAGGTGTTTCCTCCTTTTGACCTCATGCGGAAAGAGATCGGGCAACCGGTCTCTTTTTTTTCTGTATGCAGAAACCATACGATTGTATAAAACAACAAAGGGAGCCGGTTGCCCAGCTCCCTCGATACTGTTTCCGCACATGGCGGATCAGCTAAAGAACATATTGTACTCGGCTCGACGCCGTTCGCGCAGTCCCTTCAAACTTCTCAATTCCCCATCTATCCGAGCCTTGTCCCATTTAACGATTTCCTTACCGGCACCGATGAAGTCACCGGCATTGAGCTTGACCAGCAATGTGCTCCTGGCGAATGCTCCGATTCCCGGGTTGTAGATGAATGAGCAAAGAGCGTCCACCATTCCCTGCTTCAGTTCCACCTTCACCAGATCCTTGAGCTTGCAGCAAATCAGATGGCACTCGGCTTCCACCAAAGCGGATGCCGTGAATTGGGTGATAGGCTTGTCGCTCAACGAAACCTTGCGTCCGCTTGGCCACATGGTTGAGCCGTAGCCGATCGTTGGGACTCCGGCGGGGCAAAGATATGGGCGGGCGCGGAAGCCCTCCCATCGCTTTATCAGAGCTATTCCCTTGGGCGACACATTCATTGGTAGTTCCTCTTGTGATACAGTCTGAACCAGTCGGCCACTTCCTCAGAGCACATGACCAACTTCCCGAGCCAGATCTGGGAGTATTCCTCCATGCAGCCGACGTCATCCAAAGCATAGTTCTGGTTCAGGATCGGCTCGATGCGCAGGAAGCGTTCGCGGAGCAATGCCTGCGCCTGGAATGTGGCAATCTCCTCGTTCCCGCGTGTGGTGTTCTCTAATAACAACTTTGCCCATTCAAGTTTGCCGGTGTTCCGGTCAACCTCTGGATCTTTCCAATAATCGCCGTTGGTTCCCAAGCTGAACATCCAGAGTTCGTTCAACCCCCAACCCAACTTGCTCATGCAGCCGGTAATGTGGCACATGGCTGGGTTGTTGGCAACCAGACCTCCATCCACGACTCCGTTCACGGGAGGGAAATAGGTTGGAGCCGAGCAGGACGCCATGACCACATCCCGAACCAGATCCCCGTCCTTGCAATCCCATACCTTCGGCTTGCCGGTCTTGTAGTTCATCGCAACCACAAACAATGGCTTCTTCAGATCGCACATCCGCAGATTTCCAAAGAGATCGGAGAGGATCTGCTTCAGGCCAGTATGCGGATACCTTGGCTTCCTGGGATCGAGTTTCCATGCCAGATCGGAACTGAAAATGATCGGAGCTGACATCTCGAAGACATTTTTGATCTCGCTCCATGGCATCCCGGTCGCAGCCGCAGCAGCCAAGATCGAACCAACCGATGTGCCGGAATAGCTATCGAAGCGAGCCAGCCATGGCTTCTTCTCGATACCGGCCATGAAGGACGCAGGCCCACAGCCCAATACTCCTCCGCCGTCAAAACTAGCCAACATTCTCATTTCGGAAAACCTCCTCTGCCACCTTGTCCGTGAACCGCTGGGCGATCTTATCGAACATAGCGGGTGTGAAGATGCCATCCTTCCTCATCCCCATGAGGGCTTTATGGTACTTCTGAAGTATGCTTATCTTTTGGAAATCCCCGGAGAACAAGTATCCTTGGAGATCGAGTTGGCGGATAAGGCAGTCGCCGTCCTCATTGAAGTGAATGATTAATTCCTTCTCGCTCATAGGAAAACCTATGGTGCTGGAACTGGATCTGGTATAATTCCTTGTGCGAGGATCGTGATCTTCACCCGGTCTGGAGTGCGGATCTTCCCGTCGTTGGTAAATTGAACTTCGACGTAGTAGTCGCCTGGAACAATAACGTCGGTCTCATCGGCAGGGAAAGTGGCCGTGAATTCACCGGTTGGCCCATCGGTGATGGTGCAATCCACCACTGCGGTTCCATTGGCCAATGTCTTTCTTCCCATGTCCACGATCGCGGCTTTGATTGTCCATCCAGAGATGTCCTGGACTACACCGTTGTGGTACACGGTCATGGGGAGAACGATGTCGTCTCCCGCGCTGTATCTGTTCGGCAATGCCATGTTATTCTCCGATCGAGAGGGTGTAGAGATCCTGTGGGATGCTCAATGTGTCTGGAGGATCAATTTCGATAGTATAGAAATCCTGGGGAACGCTCAAGCTGTTCGGAGGATCAATTTCGATTTGGTAAAGGGATGCAGGAAACGAAACGGTGTACTTCCCGGTTCCGAACGATTGTTGTTGGAAGGACGCGATGTTGCATTCATCCATGCCTTCCAAGGCATCCAAAGAGCCGGAGATGTAAACGTCGATGTTGGCCGTGAGAGTGTCGCCGGATTCGGTCACTCCAAGGACAAACTCGATACCGACCGTGAGGGAAGCCAAGAACGAATCGGCTTCCTCCACAAGCTCCATCGAACCGCTGAAGCCAACGGAACCGCCCGAGGTGAAATCATCCGGGCTTTCGTTCGCGTTAAACGCACCGGAGAGTTGGACGGAACCGTTGGCCGTGAAATCGTCCGCCGTTTCGTGTGCGGACATCTGGAGGGAAATGTAAACGGAACCTGATGCGGTAAAGTCATCCGCGCTTTCCTGCGCAGACATCGTACCGGCAGATCCGACATTGGCGGAGGCCGTGAAGTCGTCGGCACTTTCTTGACCAGACATGGTGCCGGTGACGGTCTGCTGGACGGAGCCAGATGCGGTAAAATCATCCGCGCCTTCCTGGGCAGACATGGTTCCAGGAAAACCAACGGAACCGCTGGTTGTGAAGTCGTCCGCGCCTTCGTTGGCGCTCATGACACCGGCTGCTCCGAGTGCTCCGACTCCATTGAAGTCGTCCGCGCTTTCGGATGCAGATATTGTACCGGTCAGCCCAATAGAACCCGACACAGTAAAATCATCCGCGCCTTCCTGGGCGGACATGGTGGCATTGAGAGATTGGGTTCCGCTGGCTGTGAAGTCGTCAGCCTCTTCCTGGGCGGACATTGTTCCAGCAGAACCCACCGCACCGGAGGCTGTGAAGTCGTCACCGCTCTCCGATGCGGACATCGTGCCAGACAACGCAACGGAACCAGATGCTGTGAAGTCATCGGCACCTTCGTTCGCCGACATTGTGCCGTTGTAGGTCTGGGTTCCAGATGCGGTGAAGTCGTCAGCTCCTTCGTCAGCCGACATTGTGCCAGTTAGCGCCACGGAGCCGGAGGCCGTAAAATCATCGGCCCCTTCGGATGCAGACATTGTACCGGTAACAACAACGACAACGGAGCCGGATGCGGTAAAGTCGTCAGCTCCTTCGTTGGCGGTCATCGTGCCGGACAGCGCAACGGAACCGCTGGCGGTAAAGTCGTCCGCGCCTTCGTTGGCGCTCATCGTGCCAGACAACGCAACGGAACCGCTGGCGGTAAAGTCGTCAGCTCCTTCGTTGGCGGTCATTGTGCCCGTTGGCGCATTGACGGCAAGAAGTCCTGTGGCGTGTCCTAACGGTGAGAATCCAATAGACATGAACAGTCTCCAGTTATGCAGTCTGCCTTATAGACCAGGTGAATGTCCTGTCGGTTCCAGTTATCTTTCTGATCCCAAAATCCCAATAACTAATGAGCATTATGGGATCAATGACAATTAAAGGCTGGGAGTGGGCACCATGGAATCTGATGGTGCGCAAATCCAAAGTCCCTCCTTGATAGACAGCGGAGCCCTGTATCTTCACCTCATAGGTGTCTCCGACTGCCATGTTCGATGCATCCACGAGCAACTGATAGAAGCCGGACGCCGTGTTGTTGACCAATCCTATCTGGTTCGCGGTCATGGAATACCACGAAGTCGTTATGGTGGCCGATCCGCTATATGCTTCGCTGATAGCCATTATGGTACAATCCTTCTGATCCCGTAGGTCATGTCCACAATACTGTCGGACGACTGCAAATAAAATGTCGCCGAATTCATGATGAGAACGGGATTGGATACAAATCCTTTGCCACTTCCGTATCCGGTGAAGGAATCGTGCCACACGAATCGTTCGGTGTCTCCAGATCTGGCTTTTTCTTGCAGGAATATGTGAAGGATGTCATGAAATGTAGCCGTCTCCATCAAAGGGGACAAGTCCACAAATAATTGGTACACGCCTGGGGTTGTTATGGCGGAACCACAAGCCGCATAGCCGGTGGAAACCGTTATTGTCCCATATTGTACTTGTTCGACTGCCATATCATCCACCGAGAAGATAGAGACCGCCAGCGTAGGCTGTCTCCAGCGTACCGCTGTCCTGCGCTCTCATGTACAGATTCGAGCCACTTTTCACAAATTTGTAGTAATCGAACGGGGCATTCGGGATCTCCGCGAGGGTTTCGACGGAAGCCACCACATAATATCTCTCCTTCATGGCCAGATATTTGTAATTGCTACCGTCTCCACAGGCACTATCCACAAGAATGCTTCTTGTTGTCGTGGAAGTATCTCCGGTTATCGCAAAGCCTTGTTGAACCCACCAATAGTTTTTGGTTATATTGGAGGCTATCAGTGTCCATGCACCGTTGTTTGTTGTCCCTGGTGTCAGCGCAGTCCCGGTGGATGTGGAAGTAGAAACTCCGAACGAATCCACATAGGAACCGAATTGTTGCAACTTTGATGATCCCGCCCAATGGGTTGCCGTGATCCACACATAGACGCTCGTGGAGGAAGATGCGGACGATTGGTGGAAAGCATACAGCGGAGTATTATACGCAATATGGATCGGGAACGAGTAACCTATTTGCGCATTGTAGGAGAGTCCTGCTCCATAACACATCAAATTCGGTATTAGAACATTATTTCCCGCCGAATCAGTACAGATTTTCACTAGGCGTTGCGTATTTATTCCACTCGGAGATGCCGCCGATATTCTTATTGTGAGGTTACACACTGTTCCGGTTGTTGTATGAACAAGAACTCCCGTCCCCCATGTATTCGCAGATGCAGCACAAGCAACGGCGGTTCCGTTGTTATTAGATGGCCTGTCGGTCGAATCTACATTTGATTCAACACCTTGGTCTTTTCCATCTTTTCTAAGATCCCCGAATATCATATATCTCCCAAGGCATACACCACAATACGGTACGCTCCTTCCAAAGACGCACTATGTTGTGCGCACGCCCATATATTCCCCCCTTCTCTCACGCGAACGGAACACTCGTGGAGTCCATTTGGGACGTTAAACATGGATTCACTGGTTGTGCTGAATCCGAATTGAACGTTGTGCTGAATATAGTGGTACCCGAACGTTCCGCCATATCCTATTGCCAAATCCACATGAGTTGTTCCCACGCCTATATTTGAATCTCCGTATGGAACAATCATCGGCTGGAGATACCAATATGTTCTTGGAACACCGGCATAGATCTGGGTTATGACTCCTTCTAGAGTTGTTCCTGGGGTTATCGCAGTGCCGGATGAGGTCGCTGTGTCTGCGCCAAGGGCATCAATGTAATGTCCACATCTGACCATGGACGGGCGGCTAGGATTCCCCCACACCGTCACCCATACGTCAATTGCAGTCCCTGCTGTATCTGATGCCTGTGCAAATGCGTACAAGGTTGTGCCGGAGGGTATGTAGAGTGGAAAGTAATAAGTGAGTCCACCCATATTCATGTATGGAGAACTAAAGGCGAGAAGATTTGGGATCAAGACGTTGTTTCCTGCCGAATCGGAACATATCTTGACCATGCGCTGAACGGAAGATGCAGACGTATCAACACCATGTAAAACAATCTGGATACCGTAGCAATCCCCGGTGAGGGTCATTAGAGATGCACCCGTGCCGTAGGTGTTTGCGGTTGTCGATGGGGTTGTGGCCGTCCCAAATCCACCGGCACCCGCTTTCGGACGAGTGCCATCCGATACATTCGATTGGCGATAGGTGAATTCGTTTAAGAGATTGACAATCATGGCTACTTAGTATAATACAAAAATTCAAGTCATCCTAGGCGACCTTTCTGATCGACCAGTAAAACGTCCTATCCGTCCCGGAGATCTTCTTCATAGTCATGTCCCACCCATGGAGCAAAATGAAGGATTCAGAGATGTAAATGGGCATGGTCTGGGCTCCAGCGATGGTCGCGGCCATGAACACGCGCTGGGTGTCGCCGGAACGGGCTTTCTCATAGAACTTCAGATCGTACACATCACCGGAAGCCATGTTGTAGGTGTCCAGGACGAGTTCATAAACCCCGTCTTCGGTGATCGGGGTTAGGGTCGTCCCTGCGTTGGGCAACGAATACTCCGTGGTGGAGATGGTCGCTGTCCCAGAATATGCTTCAGATATTGCCATAATTAACCTGCTTTCCTTATAGATATTTGTACTGTTGCAGATGGTATTGTTTTCCGGACAGTGATTTTCCATCCTGCCGACAACAATACCGGAGGAGTGACCATCATTTGTAAATTGGGATTTGATGGATTGAGAGAAAGCGAGAGTTCATGAGACAATCTCTGAGTGTCCCCTGATCTCGCTTTCTCGTATATTTTCACACTAAGATAGGTGACGCTTCTCGATCCGCCAGGAAGAGTCGGAGGATTGAGACCGTAATAATCTAAAAATACTTGATAAACACCCGCTTCGTTCTCATCGGAACCGCTCACTGTGGTCTCGGTCGTATTGGTTGCTAGGATTTGAGATGTTGCGTATTCCGTTATTGCCATATTCAACCCATTGCGTAAATTGCACCCTTGTAGCCAGCTTCGGAAGACGTGGAACCTTGCACTCTCATGTACAATGCACTTCCCGTCGGAACATATTTGCGAAACATGATCGGATCTCGTGGATGCTTGGATATGGAAGATTTGTTGGATCTCACCATGTATCTCTCCCCGGAATATATGATGTTCTTCTCGCTGGAATTGCCATATGCAATATCCACATGATACACACCGTCGAGCATATTCGGAGACCCCACAACCCCAAACCCTGTCTGGAAATATTCATAAGGTCTTGTGGTGGAGCCCACAATCTCTGTCCATGCTCCATCGGAAGATGTACCGGGGACGATGGTTGTTCCGCACGAAGAAGACAGATCGACACCGAGCGCATCGACGTATCGAGCCGGGTTGATGGACATGGGGGATAGACTTCTCGCAAACAAGTAAGTAGTTCTTACAGTGATTGTTATCGACGAGGACTGATCCGTGCGCAAGAAACCGTACAATGATGCCGACGGAGGGACTGATATTGGGAACAAATATAATATGCTGCCGTTGTAGAGTTCGGATGCTCCGGTGCATATTATATTTGGGATCAGGACATCGTTCCCGGCTGAATCGGAGCAGATTTTCATCATCATCTGCACAGACGAGCCCAGTGTGTTTGTGGCCATTGTTATTTGCAATAGTATGAAACAACTTTCGTTTGTGGATGATCCGCCAATACTCACACCCGTTCCCCATGTGTTCGCTGTGGCGGGGGAAGAGATGGATGCACCATAACCAGGGCCGGGGGCTGTGCTCGTTGTGACGTTGGAAGCACTGTAATCTGCGCAAGAAGTAAAGCCTCGTCCGATCATACTCACCTCACACAATACATGATGAAATAAAAATACATGGCGCCGGTTTGGGTAAATCTGTTGTATGCGCCCGAGGGGACATAATCGTACCAAGAGAACATCTGCGACAGATTGACAATGTGTGTTTGGTAGCTATCTGATGCCGCACACCATTCTAATCCGCAAAAGGGGGACGCACTGATGCCTGTGAGTTCTTGTGGAGATATTACGGTTGTTCTAGATTGTCCAGGAGTGGGCCCGACAGGGGAAATCCCTATCTGTGTGAACGTATAATCGGCAGTCATAATGGGGTTGCCGCTATATATTCCATTCCAATAATAAAATGATTTGGTGTTCGCTTCATCCAAACCGTAGGTGTCGATGACTGAGCCGGTTCTCAGCACACCTTCGTGAGTGGGATTGCCCACAACTTCAACATGGCAATATAAAGTATCGCTGGATGCCGATGAAGATTTTGAGAAAGCGTAAAGGGTTGTACCTCTAGGAATAGATAATGGAAATTTAAAGGTATGCCCTCCCAACAAGGAAGTCGAGACATTCCCACAAAGCAATGGAGGTATTATCACATCGTTTCCTGCCACATCCGAACAAATCTTCAACAACCGTCTGACACTTTGCCCGCTACTGGTGAGATTGATTGTGATGAAATGGCAGTCGTGATCCAGAGTCATCAACTCCACCGCACTCCCATATGTATTGGCACTAGCCGATGGTGGCACAGATGTCCCTAGCGAAGTGATGGATGGCTGTGTGCCATCCGGCACATTCGACTGGAAATACTGGAACTCCATTGTCTGTCCGATGAGCATATTACAACAACTGCCTCATTTGAATACCGCCCGAGATCAAACAAGTTCCGCTGGTAGATTCCACAAACAAGCCAATAATATCGGAGTACCCGGAACAGGTGACTCCACATTGCATACTGGTTCTTGGAGAAGAAGACGCCGTGCGCAAGGACGAATCTGCATATCCGGCATCCATCACCAGTCCTTCCGCGCTTACGGTTTCGGCTCCAGTCCCCGTCCATGTCTGCACAGCCGACGATGGGAAATCGACCCAATTGGGTGTCCCAACCACAGTCGGGTTCCAGACCAACGCCCAGCGGAACTTGGTGTTGGCCGCAGAATTTATCAGGTAGATGCCAACCGGCTCAACCGCGTGCTCAGGGTATAATGGATTGATCCTGGCCAATACGATCGGGCGCTTGACACCGACCGCAATGGAAATCTGATTCCCGTCATTGTCCACGCATCCGGTGATGCCGAAGTTGCCTTCGCCACCGTCGGCAGTCATTGAGCAACACTGCTGTCGCATTGTCGCAGATCCACCGGTGGATCTGATCTCATAGCGCAACGGGAGTGTGGCGCAACGGATGTAGGTTGTCGCATAAAGATTGGCGTGGCGTGAAACATGGGCGGTCACATATGTACCGTCCATCATGAACGACCACCGGACATTCCCGATACCGAGCCATTCGTACTCCACGGCCATCAGGAGCATTTTGCTGAAGTCAATGGTTTGACCGCTTGGCCCTGTGCCATCGAGCTTGTCGCAGTTCCATTCGCTCTGCGGAACCCTGGTGATGTTCCCACCCTTGCATTCGCACAGATACGCCACGCCGTTGTTGCATTCCAGGAACAAACCATCATAGGGCTCGTATGTGTCCCTCAAGTATCCACGGAAAGGCCCCATGCGTGCGATGACGCCGGTTGCCTTCGGGCAAATACCCGTCATGTCGGCCCGCAATGGCTTGTCCGCCTGGTAATTGAAAGAGGATCTGGTTTGGCGGATGACATAATCGCCTGTGGTTGCAACGGCAAGATTCACACAGATGTCCGAGGACACGAATGTGGAGGTGCCGGTGCCATAGACGATTTCGTCCCAGAGCAACGCAGATTTTCCAAGTGAAAGGTTTCCATTGAAAAGAATGCGTGGATTGGCCACACGGATACGTCCGGCCACGTCCACGAGCGATTCGTCAACGGCCACCCTCTTCGTCGGGCGGTCGGATCTCCAGTTGTTCCAGAATGCCATCCCAGCCAACCTTGCCGTTAGGCGTGAACGATGTTTGCGGAAGTGATGGTTACTGTGTTACCTGAATTAATTGAAATTGTTGACAAATTGATGTCGGCTCCAGAGGTGGAGACGGTCAATCCTGTGATGACACCAGCATCGGCGGATGTGGTGATCTTGGCCTTCGCGGCGGTTCCTGTGCCGGAGGCGCTTGCGGAGAGTGGCGTGCCACCAAGGGTCAGGGTTCCATTGGAAGTGGTTCCGAATGGAGAACCGAGGGTGATCGTCACGAGCGTGGCGTCTGCCGCAGTCATGATGACGAGTTTGCCTGCATTGCCCACGGCGTTGATCACCTGGGTCATGCGGTTGTCTTTGAGGGTGTTTGTGTACACTACGGACATTTTTCTGCTCCTGATTTAACTGTTAAAACCATCTTTCGCTTCCCGGTTGATTTGCCGGTTGCGAAATCAGATTGTCGTAATATGAACCATCCCAGGCACTGAGCACCAATTGTGCCCCCGCTGGCAACATGGATTCTAGAAACTCCAACGCATTGGTCGTTTCCGATGCGGATTGATCCTTCACACACACTTCGAGAATCAACATCGCATCGACTGTGTAATCTGGAATCAAACTCCCAAGGGCGATAAAGGCGTCATTTGGGAAGATGCTCCTGACATAAAGAAGGATCTCTTCGTTGGTGCCGGAATAAATCGTCTTCCTTCTCTTGTACAAATCCCTGCGGTAAACATGATCCACAAGGGACGTTCTCTTGAGACCGCAGAGTTCTCCAATGTCATCCAGATGCACGCCATATGCAGTTTCCAGATTTTGAGCCATCCGCACTCTCATCGCTTCGTCTTCCAGAGCGTCCTTGCCATCCAATGAAATCTGTATAATTTTCTTCAGCGTATCGGAATTCTTATACTGCTCCAGAATCAATGGGATGTTTCTGGAATAGGAACTCTGGGTTCTGTACGGCGCTCCCAAATACACATCGGAGGCGGACATGTCGTCGGACGCCTCAGTGAGATCCATCGTCCCATTGACGATTATGGTCTCAGAGGTGGCGGCCGCAAGCAAGGGGGAATAATAGAAGGACATTATTTACCCTTGTCCTTCTGACCGTCGATCCATCCTTTGATGTAGGCCATATTTTCGTTCGCATGGGCCATCTTCTCGGACAGGTCGGAGGTCACAGCGGTCAGATTCCGAAGTTGGATGGACATCTGCTTCAGATCCATTTCCTTCGGGCACTGTTTCGCACACTCTTCCGTCTTGGCCGGAATGAGGGCATCCACCTTTTTGTAGATCTTCTTCACATACATATACACCGAAAGGACTGCCGTTATGACAGCCCCTACAATGGCGGCTATGGATGTGATTAAATCCATCTTAGATGTTCACCAGCTCCCCCATTGCCTTGATGACCGAGGCTGGGATCTTGAGGTTTTTGATCTCGTCGTAATTCAAAGGCACAACATCGAACTCAACTTCCGACTCCAGGTGCTTCGCCATTTCTTCCGCAGCTTTAGCCATTTTCACCAGGGTTTCGTCCACGGGCTCCTTCTTGCCTGCTTCTCTCCATAGAATATCTGCCACAGCTTCGCTGGAACGCCCATCGAGCCACTTTCTGAGATTCTCATTCACACCACGCATGGATTTGGAGAAGGTCTTCTGCATCTGCCGGAAGGTCGCCAGAATTTCGGACAGTTTCTTGTCGATCGCAATGCACTTCTTGACGTTCTCTGCATCGATGATGTGATCCATGGCAGCATTCAAAGCCCCCTGGATTTGAGCAACTTGATCAATTTGAAGTTTCAATTTAGCCATTTCACTCTCTTGGTTTGGTTAAGGATATTGCTATTATACAAAAATTCTAGGAGAAAAAGCCGTATCCTGTCAAATCCGCCTGCATCGCCATCACTCTCTGGGCAAGCTGCTCGGTTGTGATGGTTGCCGTGTCCCAGATAGCTCCTCTGTTCGCTGCTCCGGTCATTGCAGCATAAGTGGTAGGCCTAGCGTATGCACTTGTACCAAAAATACCAAACGCCGAAGCTGTGAGAGTTACATTGCTTGATCCCCCGATTCCTAAATGGATCGATGAATCCCCATCGTCAAGAAGTATGTACGCAGGAGTGGAGGAGCCGCCTTCCAGCTTCAGAGAAGTATTGGCCCTTATAATCGTATCATCCAGGACGTGAACAGTCTCGGCTGTGGCAGAGGACGGATCTAACATCAACCCGTCAACCAGCGTGGAGCCAAAAGATACTTTGAGAGCGAGGGAGGCATCACCATCCGCAGTCAACCGGGCCACTGCGATTCTTGCTTGTTCAATCTCTGTTGCGCTGGAATCCTTCATCATGAAGGAGATGTGCGATCCGAAACCAGCACCGGAAGCGCCGGACGAATAATGGCGAACATTCAAGCCGCAAAGGGAATTGGTTGTCCCGGAATCGCTTTGTTCCGAGAAAAGTGCTCCGGCGACAAACGGAAGATATCCAGATGTAGGGCCGTCAGCTCGAACATAGCCGTCGTTGGTGAAAGTCAGGAAACCGATAGTGGCGTCGGCACCCCATCCGTTATTCTGGACAAATTTAACTCTCGGATTCATCCCTGTGGGGCCAACATTATTGTACGTCGCCGTGAGAGTTAGAACTGTTTGATTCACGGTCTCGGAGTAAGCTTCAAAAGAATGTTCCGCGTTACCGATAGCCGTGAGCACTCCGTTTACCGTAAGTGCTCTGTTGATTGTTGCCGTTGTGCTAGACAAGCTCAGGGCAGTTGATCTGCTCGTGCCACCGTCCGTCGTCAGAAAACTAAGAGCGCAACCGGCCTTCTCAGCCGTGCCAATAGCAACATTGCCATCTGCGCCCACATCAATCGCACCATAATCGGATTCAGTACCGGCGTCGTTATAGACACCCACCACATAGAATCGGTTGGCTCTAAACTTCGACGTCACAACTCCAAGAGAAGATCCTGTTCCGTTGTCAACTTCAAGCCATGGGAACAGAGCACCTGAATCGTTTCCACGCCAGATGTTCTCTGCCATCTTGGTTGGAGAATTACTTTCATCCCAGTTCCCGGTTCCGCTCACTGTAGTCTTGTATTGAGCACGAAGGGATTGTGATGCCGAGTCGTCATTGGCCATTGTCTGAATATCGGACAACGTGGTGGATGCTCCGATGGTCGCAGAGACCTCATCGCCCAGCTTCAATGCGTTCTTGACTTTCAGATCAAGAGCCCAGGTCGCGGTGCCGTCAACCTTGAACCTGAGTACAGAATTGGTGGTTGCTGTGATCAATGTGCCAGCAGAGAGGCTCAGGTCAAGACCAACCGCAGTGGTTGCAGCAGAGGTTCCCTTGAATAGGGTTCCGCTTGTGCCACCGGTCAGGGCAGCTTCATAGAAGATTCCGCTCGTGGCGGAGTTCTTGATCGGCAGACTCAAATTGGCAAACAAATCGGCTAGCGTAACTTTGCGGTCACGATTGGCATCAACACCCTGAATCAAATAGATCCAATCGGTAGCTCCGGTATAAGACGGAGTGGCATCTGGCATCAAAAGAACGGTTGTGGTCATGGGGCAACCTTCCGCACCGCGATCTTGCCACCGGAGTAGGTGGTGATCGGAGTGCCGTCATAGGTACACAGGTAGTCACCGGAAATCCCCTGCACACCGGCTGGGGACACCGAATCGAGATAGTTCTGGGAGAGAGCGCTGGTCTCTCCGATGAGAATCACAAAGAACGTGGCTTCAACTTCCTGGAGATATTCCACGGAGGTTGCGCCAAAAGCACGTTTCAGGAGCGTGATCAGATCCTGTGGAGTGGCGGTCGAAGTCTGCAATGCAGTCGCCATGATCTCCGTGCGATAATCTTCGTCGTTTCTCAGCTTACGATGGCAATTGAATAATTCGCCGACGTAATCGAGCTGCTCTCCCACCGCTGTGGCCATGGTGAATGCGCCGCGAATAGCGAATGCTTTGGCTTCCAGATCATCCTTTCCGGCAGCAGAAATCTCCACAATCTTGCGCAGATTGACACTGTTCTTGTATTGCTCAATAAACAGCGACTTGAGCGCTTCAGCGGAGGGAGCTAGTTGGACAGGATCAGACATGAGTTACCGTAATCCTGGAGACATCGAAGGAAAGGAAATGATTCGCGAGAGTATCCAGAACCGTAGTCACATAATCACCTGGATATGTGGGAGCCGGAGTTGTGGCGTCCGTGACCGCAGCATAAATAAGTGCGTTCTGAATACCAGGAACGGTGTAGATTGGAGTGCAAAGACGTTGAGGGATAAGATCTTTTCCTGGAGTAAAGTTGACCAGCGACCATTCAACGATTGCGGCCTTAATTTGTTCATCACCGTCTTCAGGAAAGATTTCTTCATCATAGAGACTGATGTTAATATGCAGCCAGACATAATCTGTGTCTGGACGGCTGAACTTGATCTCGTGTTGATAGCCTTCAGAATCAACGACATAGGTTCCAGTGACGGTTCCGTAAATGGTGATGCCCGCTGGAGCAGCGTACCAGATCGCATCAGCAATATCCTGTTCATCTCCGCCTTCCGCAATAACCTGAAGAGAGTGGGGTGGCATGGAATCCACAGTTCCGCTTGTACGATTGGACACTACGATGCAGGAGATCACACCATTTACTGTGTTCAGGATATGCTGGCGGATTGCGTCTTCGGTGGCTTTGCCCACGGCATAGAACTGCGCACGGCGAAGACGGAATTCGGCATCCGTTTCAGCTTCGCGACCCGTGGCTCCGGCTGCGGGATTCTCCACCTCTGACCAACCGGACACGGGGGTTGTGATTGTATCGAGCGAGAACGCAGGAACAGGGAAGGAACCGTACTCGGTGCAGTTGAATGTACCGGCGGACGCATACATAGAATCGGTGAGGTTCGTGATCGAGGCCAATGTGAAATTCGACCCGATGTTGTAAACACGGATCTTGTCATCGCCTTCCACATAATAAGCTTCGTCAATGTCCTCGGAGGAGATCTTGGCATCCAGCGCAGCAGAGATCCCGGCGACCACATCTTCCATGCCCATAGGAGCATAGGTATAATTGGCAACCGCTGGGGTTCCCGATCCTGTGACAACCGCCGTGATCGAACTGATTGTGGTTGCACCAGTGAGCGTGATCGTGAGATCGTTGCCAGAAACAGAATAAGAACAGTTGTAGCCCAATGCGGTCATCGTGGTGTCGATCTTGGCTCCCCACAATGCCATCGTGTTCGCATGGGATGTGGTATAAGCGACACCTGGGATGTTGGTTCCATTTACCACGGAAGTAACGGTCTGGCCACTTGCAATAGGGCCGGAAAGATGGAATGTGGCGCTATGGGTTGCAGGATATGCGTAGGAGATCGTTTGTCCATCGAGAACAAACGAATAGGTCTTTGTGGTCGTCGGAGTGGCGATGGTGAATTCCACACCGCGAGGAGAAGAGGAGCTGATTATGACTTCGGAGGAAAGAGCGAAGGTCTTCTGCGCTGTGGACTGCGATGCCTGGGAGTTGACCGGAATGACCGTGGAGGGAACTCCCCAGAGCAAGGTGTCTGGAGCCTGGGATTTGGCTCGGTCAATTCGGGTCAATCCAACTTCGGAATACAAATCGTCCTGTGCCGCGCCGGACACCTGGTTTGGATTGCGGGTCGTGTAGTTGTCCTCAAGAAGATTCCAGAAATCAAGACGTGCGTTGGCTTCGATGCCAATGATCTGTCCAAAAGGACTCTCATGGGAAACGTCAATGTCCGCACCGAATGCGGTGCGGTATTCCTGTCGAACCTCTTCAAGAAGAACTTCGATCGTCTTCTTGACAAAACCATTGGGAGTCACACCATAAGCAGTCATTGCACAACCACACCATTGATCGTCTCGTTGTAGGCATACACAGAAAACTGGATGCGGAGCGAGCCGGTAGAAGGATCTGGGACATCAACCAGCAGACTGCGCACTTCGCGCACGCCTGCGGTAGAGGAAATAATGTTCAATGCCATCGCATGAATCGTATCGAGATCGGGATTTTTCACGAGAACCTGACCGAAGTAATCGAAACCGATGGTCACATCCAAAAACCATTCACCAAGAAAGGTCTGGAGCCTTTCCTTGATGTGCTGGGCAACCTGGTCTGCACCGGATACAATCTGAAGTTGGTAGTTGGAAATCTCCAAATCCCAGCTTCCGTTCAGTTTAAGTTGCTTCGCCATATACAGTATAATACAAAAATTTGGGCTATTTGAGGAAGTTTTTTAGCATTCCCTTGTTGTTTTCAGCCATCAGGGATCCCTGGACTGCGAAAGCCGTGGATGCCGGATCTGGAGCGCAAGGAGAACCAGGAGAAGCTGAAATTGGCGCCAATTTTTGAATAATGTCATTCAAAGCCTTGATCGCATCCCACATCTTCTGCATTTCAAGCAAAAGAGAGGTGTTTGCATTGTGCATCGAAATTCTACCATCTTTGGACACCGTAACGGCCCCAGCCCCGATCAAACCGAACCAAGCATCGGTTTCTTCATAATTATGGGGAACCGGGCCTGTTCCGGGAGCCCATAGACAGGGTATGCACATTGCATCATGCAGGGTGAACCGGCTCCCGTCCTCGGCCTCCATGTGGGCGCCCTTGCCATTGATCCAGTTGCCGATCGCGACCTCGGAAACAATAACCAGAACTCCGTCCCCTTTCTTCAGAGGAAAGAGCATTCCCCCATCGACGGAGCAGGGAAAGACCACCGGAACATTGGCAATGGGCTTGGATTCCAGCAAAACCCCATTAGACATTCTCATGTCAACCATCGGAGTAACCGTGGCCAGTTTGTTCCGGTGGCCGGAATAACTTTCTACAACTGCGGGAAAAGCCGTATGAACTTCATCCATACGGGCATCAAAGTGCATATCCATCGCTTCAAGAAGATCGGGCATGAGTGTACCTACGCGATTTGAGTTTCGTCGGTGCCGGTGCGGATGTCGTCGGTTTGAACTTCACCACCATGGTATCCGGCAGTCCCTTCCATATTGAACTCGCCTTCTCCATTGTCGCCAAAGAAACGCACGGTCTCGACGACTGCGGTTCCCATGAATTCCTCGGACGAGATGGTGAGAACGGAATTTGGGAGAACCTGGGGGTGGAAGATGCAACCAAATTCCACAAATCCTTTAGGAGCCGCGATCTCGATCTTTTTGAGATCTATCTGCGGAGGTTGACCTTTCTTCCCTTTGGTATATGGCAATTTCTGAATGTAGGTCTCCATAGGACGGCAATAGAGCAATCCGCTGTCGTAGCCAAGGATCGCGCTTCGGCTGATCCCATTCCCATTGAAGTCCAGAATGATGAAGTCTGTGTTTTCCACATGAAAGGTCATCTGGTTGGCCAGGAGAACTTGTTCAATAAATCGCAGAGCCCCACGCATACGCCCGACGTAGTGAAAACCATTTGGAAGGACGATCTTATCACTAAGCGCATCGCCGATGAGATTGAATCCCAACTGCGCAACAATGTCTTTAATCACTCTGTTCAATGGGATGGTCGATCCGGTTTCGAGATCTGGAGAGTATCCAAGGGACACCCATGTCTGTTCGAGAGTTTTGTTTGGAGCCCGGCAAGTTGCAGCTTGGATGTTGAGAATGGAATCCCCTTCCTTGTTCTTGGAGCTTTTCATCTCTGTGATGACTCCGACGAACATTGTGGTGAGAACCCCGTTCATTTGATCTTCCCAACCAGCAGAAAACTGTACGGAAGATCCACGCTTGAAGAATAGATCTCTTGTAGTGGGATTCATACCGGCAATATTAAATTCTGCTGTATTGTCGATAAATTTGTTCGATCTCTGTATAGAAAATCCGAAATCGAGGCCACCCACCTCGATTCCGCTTCCGTCGTTTGGAGAAATGATCAAAGATGTGAGTTTACCGAAGGCCATAGGCCGTCTCCCATTCGATAATTTCGTCATCCGTCAGCCAGCAAAGAACCCAATCGACATTCCAGTTGTCATAGGTGATCTCGCCCGATGCATTTGGCGATGTTGCCAAGACAACCAGATCACCAGAAAGATTGCTGAATGCGCGATGAGATTGAAGCAGACGACACATGGAAACTACTTTGATGCCACTTATAGCTCCGCCTTGGGAATCAGTGACCGACATGAACCAATGATTCACTCGGACATTCCAGGTGAGCCTGATCTTGGCTGCGATGCCTCCAATATCAACTTCGTAGTTGAAGTCGGAAGATTGATCATGAAAAGAAGGAAGAGTAATCATCTTGGCACCTTCACATAAGTTGCATCAGCCGGAACAGTGTTGTACTTTGGCATCTCCACCGGAGCCATCATCTTGCTTTGTGCGTTGGGAGGATCTGCTGGCACAACTGGAGTTTTTGCCTTTGTTGATTGCTTGTTCTTCGAGAGATTGGTCTGCGTTTGCTTCGCTGTGTCATCAGTGTTCAACTGCTTGGGATTGATCGGAACTTCTTTGGTTTGGAGCAAAACGATCTTCAATTTTTGGAAAGTCAGGACAAACTCCTGCGCCTCTCCGTTTCTTCCTGTTCTTGTCACGTCGATATTCGAGATGTAACAATCAGTGAAGGTTCCGAGTGAAGTAACCAGACTGCACGCCTTTTTGTTCTCGTGTATATACACCAGATTTCGGTAAGCAATTACTGCGCGATTCTTTCCCTTGTCGTTATAGCCTTCGTATTTGTTCACATCCGGCGTGAATGTAGTCAGGAAGTTTCCAGAATTCACAGACCAGTTGGAGACGAACGCACGCAATGTTCCCGTTCTCAATTTGGTCTTGATGTTGGTCGTGATGTCGGAACCAAACTCGACCGAATGCTGGGACACGGTGGCTTCATGCTTGATGTTTTCTTCAAGAAAAAGATCAATGGCCACCGATGCCTGGCGACCATTGCTGTCGAGATAAAGAATCTGGGCTCCGCCCTTTCTTTTGAAAAGAGATTCGCCCGCAAGAATAGAATTTTCAGAAATCAAAGCCATGCTGTTCTCACAATGTACTGTTTATTGCCTTGGAGATTTGAATATTGAACAAAGATCTGGAAGCTCTGTCCATCATATCCTGGATGCCTTCAGGTGTGAGCTTGGTCTTTCCATCATCGGTGATCTGGGTTTCAATGTTGAAGTTGTTCTCGATCTTGGTGTTGATGTTTTTGATGTTCTTCATCAAATCATCGAGAGAAGAGGTGTTGATTCCCTTCTTGATGTTTGCCATCCATTCTGTCAAACCTGTATCTGGCCCACCGGTGCTTCCTTCATAGGCCAAACCTTTATCTAGTGCACTTTTTGCAGAATCTCTTTCGTTGGCCAATCTCTTCAATTCAGAAGAATCCCCTCCTCTATAACTCCAATATGCCTTGTCCGCATCTTCGTACTTCTTTTGCAGATCCTTGTTTTTGTCCGCCTGTCCTTCTTTATAATGAGCACTACCGGGTGTCATGTCAGCCAGAGTGATTCCAAGTGCGGCTCCTGCGCCTAGTGCAATGGCTCCGAGGGCGACTGGATTGGTGAGAGCAGTCAGAATGCCCTGGGCAATGGCAGCGGATTTAATCGCAGCAGTAAGTTTCACAAAAGCCGCACTAAGGGCGATTACTCCCGAGATGGTGGCCATGCTTCCCAATACTGCAAACAAACCAACAAGTAAATGCGTTTTTGTTATAGTGACAGGAAGAATCGAATTGACAAGATTCAAAATCGTATCGCTCAATGCCGCGAAGAACGAAATTGTCTCACTCAATAGAAATATCATGATCCCGAGAGCCTTGGCGATCATTTCAGAGAAAGTACGCAAGGTGACGGCAAATGTATCAAAGGCGGAAGCACCGTCGTTGGCGAGAGATACGGAATCCGCCAATGCTTTTTGTAATTGTGTGTAAAGAGAAAGAAGAGGATATACCGCCCAATACAATTTCATAAACGATTCCGTCAACCAAGTTACCCCCTGGCCGACCAGTTTGATGACTGCAATGAAACTGTTCTTTGTGTTTCCTCCGATCTGCTCGACCAATCCACCAAACATCTTTAATGAATTAGAGACACGGGACATAACTTCGCCCATGGCTTTTCCGATTTCCGCCGCTGCTGGCTTTACGGAGCTGACTATGGTGATACCCATCTGGATCATATCCTTCAGGGGCTTCTCGAACATTGTTCCAATTTCAAGACGAATGAGGTTGAAGGCATCCTTCAACGAAGACCACAAACCGGCGATCGTCTTGGAACCCTTCTCCATACCCTTGAAGAACCGGCCACCTTCTCCAGTGTCGCGGATCATTGCGTCGATCACCATCTTAGGTGTGACCAAACCACGGTGCATCATATCAAGCATATCTTGATATGGTTTCTTCTGCATCTCCGCGATGCTCTTGAGTGGATTGTAGCCAGCCGTGGTCATCTGGAGCAAGTCCTGGCCCATCAACTTTCCAGCGGCAAGCATTTGGCTGAAGGCAAGATTCATCTGGTTAAAGCGGTTCTTATCGCCCAATGTGATGTCGCCCAGAGCCATCATGTACGGGATGGTGTTCTCGATCGACGCACCAAACTGAAGCATCAACCTGGCGCCGTCTGCGAGATCCTTGGCCTCGAACGGTGTAACGAAGGCCACATTCAATATGTCCTTCATGAACGAGCTGGCCTGCGAAGCAGATCCGAGCATGACTTCGAACTGCGTCCGAAGCATTTCGATCGACGCAGTGTATTGTGTGATTTTGGAGAGTTCCGCGCCAGCGAACCAAAGCGCGGTGGCACCGGCGATTTTTCTTCCGAGGCCATCGAAAATGGAAGATGTGTCCTTGGCAAAGGTCTGCACGGATGCAGTCGCAGCCTTCAGGGAACCCTGATCGACCTTGAAACCAAGCATTGCAACTAAATCCGTGACCTTCATAATCAATCTTCCCTTTTTTGTTGCATCATCGCCCTGACAGCCCGTTCCATGTCCCGCTTTTGGCAAAGCATCGCATAGTATTTTTCGATCTCATCAAGATCCCACTGCCGGACTTCCTCAAGGCTCTTTACATCGTGGACAACTTCCCAGACGATCCATTCTTCTAGGAAGCTGTCGGAGAAGTCACCGACCCTTCCGAGCTTTCGGATGAGTTCGTCGTCTTCTGCGGTTCCTGCGTCAACCCATTGATTTTGGTCATTACGGCTCCAATACGCTGTTGCAGAGCCGCGAGGTCGAAAGGGAGGAATTTGTTCCACTTCATGACTTCGAAGATGATCTTGTAGATTGTGGTCATTCCGTAGTCTTCAAGAACATCCATGCCATCGCGAGTGAGTTCCACCGCTTGTTTGCCTGGGACGATCGCGGTGACGGAAGAAAGCAACTCCTCCACCATTGGCATATATTCGGATTCTGGCATGGATGACAAGTGCATAGCAATCTTTGTCATTGCCATGTCGATGTTTGCCTCGAACCCATCCTTGCCAACGGCGGACATGATGGTTCCGGCCACTGGGCCGAGCAATGCGTCCAGCTTGCGGTCGAGAGAAATACGTTTGAATACTTCGATCTTCCGAAGTTGAAGTGTGATCCCATCTACGGTCACATCTTTCTTTTTGGTCGTTGCCATTTTCTTTTCCTGGTTGGGTGAAAAGCTAATTGCCACCTACAAGCGCATACCCATTCAGAGTTCGGAGTTTCCATTCACGGGAGGACATGGATCTGCGGAATTCCTGGGATGGACATGAAACAATGTAGGCTTGGGTTGAAATGAATGTCGTCAATCCCGAAAGATCCTTCACAACCAAGGGGAGGGCACCGGAATTGGCAAACAAATCTGTATTCAAATAAAGACTGAAATCAGCGTTGGCAGAGGAAGTCTGCTTCAGGCTGAAGGTAATATCAAATGAACGGATGCCCGAAAAGATACGGTCGTGCTCAAGCATCGTACCGATAACTTCGCTGAAGGCATCCGCCGTAGGAGTCACGGTGAGAATGGAGTTTTCAGCAAAGCCCGTGACAATGGTTGATCCATAGATCATCCGAAGACTAGCGGTGTTCCATGTACGGACACGCTTGCCGGGATCTAAGAAATTGAAACCGATTGCCATGGGCTATACCTTAGTTGAATGCGACTTCGGTGACAACGAACTTCCATTCGCGCATGGACATCTTGCGGGCAGCATCCATACGGGCCGGAGTCTTGATCCAAGCGGTGCCGGAGAGCTTCTTGGAGCCGTCAATACCTGTGACAGTAATCGAACCCACTGTCCCATCGGTGTCTTCCTTCTCTGCCATGTGAGCATCGACAAGAGCCACATTGGTAGGGGAGACTTGCTTGAGGGTCACGGTGAGGTTGTAGCTCTTGGCGTTCCGGTTCGTGCGGTCAACAAGACCATCCGCGCCTTCGCTTTCCTCGAACGAATCACCGATCTGCTCCAAGGAAACGATGGTGTCTTCACCAAAGCCAGTGAAGGCAATGGAAGAAGCATCTGCGTAACCGGGAGTATAGGCCACATTAACGGTGGCTGCGTTCCATGTTGCAACTGTATGTGCCATGATTCAAATCTCCTTAGACGGTCACAGTGCCGGTGATGGTGACATGAAGGACAGCCATGGACAGCTTGCCGGTGAAGCTGATTGGGAGTTCTCCAGCGAGCTTCTGCTCTGCTGTGAGATCCTTGTACCGTGGTGCCGTGATGGTGGTTTCGCCTGCAACGAGGATACCCCGTGCTTCGGCTTCCTTGAGAACTTCAGCGACCTTGTTGTAAACAAGGAGGATTCCGTTGTCGTCCATTGGAATCTTGCGGTTGTTCACCAGCAAGCCAAACACACGTTCCTGGAGACGGGCTTTGATCCAGTCCACACCAACCATAACGTCGATACGTTCTCCACTCACGCAGAAGCCCTTGCGGGTCAACGATACGCCAGCGGTGGTCGTGTAGGTGTTCCCGTTCTTGGCCCAGATTGCGGATTCCTGGCCTGGAGTGAGGCTGTCCGCTGTGATCCCGGTTGGGCTCTTGAATGCCCAAGTCTGGGAGCCTGGTTCGAATGGAAGGCATTCGCTGAACCAAGCAACATCTGGATAGTTGGAAGGATCGTTCTTCCAGAAGTAAACGGTGCGATCATAGCCCAGAGCCTTCAACTCATAGAGCAAATCCGTGGTGGAAGCTCCATTGTAGGCTTCTGCTTCGCTGTCGTTCAAGAACATGATCTTCATCTGGCTTTCTGCCCAGAGAGCAGCCGCCTTCAGATCGGTTTCGTCGTATGGATAGGTGATCGTCGCAGTTGGTTGCGATGCTCCACCGGAGACTGTGCAGACGACGGACATCACATCGACTCCGGTTCCAACGATGTCCATTGTGCGGGAGGTGTCGGTCGCGGCAAACTTCGCACCGAGCGCGGTTTCGATTGCGGTCTCCCAAGCAGCCATAGTGTTGGCATGAGAGGTGGCATATGGCACGTCGGCAACTGCAGTTCCGTTGATCGTGGTGTGGATCACATTGTCGGTGATCAGATCTGCGGAAAGAACGATCTTTCCGGCCTTCAGTCCAAGGACGCTGAAAGCGTACCAATCTGGGCTTTCGAGCTGGATGGCATTCAGAGAGGCATCCATGTCCGCATCAAGAGCGTCGATACGGCCAACCATCACAGTAGATGGATGAGGATCTTGGGCAAACACCAGTGCAGCCGCATTGCGGATGTTCACGGGCAATGCGTCCGTAACCATGTCTGCTGTGCTGGAGTAAATGCGAGTGCGTGTGAACGGAACGGTTGTCTCCGAGGCTGCGAACTCGCAGATCAAGCCTGGGACTCCGAAGGCCGTCTGCGCGACGGCTTGAGTCTGCCGGTCAACGCTGACCGTGACTACGGTGTCGAGATTACTCATTTGGGACTCCTACTGAAATTGAAACATTCTGGTCGTTCGTGCCATCCAAAGTCCCAGACATGGTAACTTCTTGGGCAGCCGATGCGGTTCTTGTGTGCTGGGATGCGAATCCGATTCCGAGTTCGCATATTCTTTCTTGAACAAAATTTGCGACGTTGCTGGATGGAGAGTCCACTACGTCGCCGACTTCGTAAATGGAAATGCCATATTCGGTGAGCATATCACTGACCGATTGATCCTCCAAGCGATCTAAGATCCGACCGATGTAATCCGCATCGCCGACATCATAAAGAGTGACGAGCCCAGAGAAGTCATTTACAACTTCCTGGCTTGTTGCGGCAATGTCTGTGATGTCCAAAGCAGACACCTGGCCAATCTGCTTGCGGTTCGGCGTGGAGATCCGAAGGTATGGAGGAGAGGAATTGTCTTTCTGGAAAGCTCTGGCGATGTCGACCGTTTCTTCCCCGGCAACATCCAGAATAAAATGGAAAACCTTGTCCAAGGCTTCATAAACCTGGAGATGGATCTGGGTTTGTTCAAAATTAGCCATTAGCTCCTCCTGGGACAAGAGAAGCAAAATACTTATTATGGGAAAGCAAACCGTTCTGGTTTGGGAGGATCTGGAACACTTCGTATTCGCGATTCGCGAACAGAATACGGTCTCCGGCTAGATTTTGTGCCTCGGAGGAAATCTGGAGTTCATCTGCGGTGTAGATCTTAACCACGCCGGTATCTCTACGCCCTGCGGGAAGATACATAATATCCTTCCCACTGACCGGCTGTACGGTTCCAAGGAAGGTGAATTCGACTGGCTGATCCTCAACAACAATACCATTGACGACGCCAAATGTATAGCGCCGTGCGGTTATTGTGTTATTGAAAAGACTCATTCCTTTTTACCTTGTCCTGGGATGTAAACTTTGGAATTGATATTGTCGATGAGCTGATGGGTATCTACCAAAGGAGCAGTGGATTGATTTGGAGGCGGGACTTTTCTTTTCCTTCTGTTCTTTATTGTCCTCGGAGATAGTTCCCAACCTGGCATTGTTGGAGCATCCTCCAGCATAACCTTCCTTATCATTCCTTCGTAGGCCACCGCAATGATCTTCATCAGGCTCATCGCATTGGCCCCAGCTAAAATCTTTGTCATGCTCAAGGCAAGCATCTGTCCGACGATCCCCTTGTTCTTCTCCTCGGTGAACCGCATGAAGTGCCGAGGCGTGATGTTATCCTGTGCAGATCCGTATTCCAACTTCGCAGCAATATTTGCCATTGAGAGCTTGGAACCTGGATGCTTTGGGGATGGTGAGTTGAAACCTACTTTTGCCACGGGCAATTTCCCGAGACTTTTAATCAGTTTCTTATCCCAATCAGGATTCATGTTCTGAATCTTGAAAGTGGATACAATCATTCCATCCTCGGTTCGGGATCTTCGGCTCCCGCCATACCGGTTACAGATAAAGTCAAAATTGTACGTTTTCCAAGAGAGATGAGTCGTTGGCCAAAAACAGTAAGGGAAAGGTCGCTGGAACCGTTGCCGGTTGCTCCAGATCCACCTTTGAAGTACGAAATTGAAAGATCGCCTTCCTTCTTGGAGGCAATCGCTCCACCGGTTCCACTTGAGAAAGCAGGATCGAGGAGAAGGGTCATTTCATGTGCAGCACGATAGGCAACCGCATATGGTCTGCGGTCGCCAAACGATGTGTTGGATGTCTGTTCCTCCGCCATAGCAAGAAAGACCGTCCGTTGCTCGGGAGACCCGAGTGTCGGAGCGATCGCGTTGAGGATTTCGGAAGCAGACATTGCCATGATTACTTATCCTTGGAACGATCCATGAGCTTGTTGATGCGATTCACCAGAACAACCAGCGCAGCTTCCTTGGTGAAATTGGTCGCCTTCCAAGTTTCGAGTTGCTTGATGTTGTTGCAGGCTTCCAGAACGGAGATTTGCTCGGAGTCCTTGAGATCCTTGAAATCAACAACTTCGGCGCCCTTTGTCGGCTTACCGGTTGGATCTTTGCCATCGACAGCTTTGGTGAACATCTCTTCGAGAGTCCCACCCTTGATCTTATCGATGATGCTTGGACGAGCTTTTGCCCATGCTTCGTTTGGGAATTCCTGCGTGCCTGGGACAATAATCAAAAGGTCTCCATCACGGCCTGCTGGAACGCTCACAATATGGTTTTCTTTGGAATTTACAATCATTTCAGAATCCTTGGTTGATTGGCTTCTTAGTAATAATACAAATTATTGAGGTATTTCAGTCAAAAAAGTTGAAAAAAAGTCCCAGGCCAGGTTCTCCCAACCCAGGACTTCCCCAACCAAGGAGACTTAGATACCGTAGCCCCAGCCGACAGACAGTGGGTAGTAAACAATCACACCGCCGCAAGAAGCCTGGCATGGGATGTTGTACTCAGTGCCTTCCTTATCGGCTTCGAATTGCTCGAAGGTCTCTGGGATCTCCAGAGTAAGGTGCATTGGATCACGGGTGTACATCATGATCATCTTGGTCGAACCAGTACCGGCGGTATTGAGTTCGTTCACCCAATCCCACTTTGTTACCATTGGGAGGGCGTCCTTGACGAATTGCAGAACGGTCTTGTCGGAGCCGTCACCCATACGCTTTGTGGCGATGAAGTTCATGCTCTCAAGAGGCATAATGCAAGTATCTGGGGCTTCGAGGCCGTTGGTGATGGCGTTCACGGAAGACCAGAGACCGGTGATGTCGCGAGCGATCTGGTCGGCAGTCTTGTGAGCCCAGGTCTTCACACTGCCCGTACCATCAGCGACGATGGTGTATTCGTGCAGACCTGGATAGCCGATCAAGCCCTTGAGGTTGCTGGTGGCATCACCGTTCCATGCGATCGCGTCGATCTTCTGGTCGATGGCACGCTTTGCAGCTTGAGCCCGGCGGGTATCGAGACCCTTTTCTGCCATCTGGGAGGCACGGATTTCCTTGATGGAGTAACCATAGGAAATACCGATGTCCTTCACCTTGACGGAGGTTTCGGTTCCATACACATCCACGCGAGGATAATCCTTGGCGTAGTCTGCGATGATCTTGGCAACACCAACCATGTCATAGACGCGATAGGTGATGGTTTCTGCGCCACGATTGACACGGGACACAGGAATAAGGCTCGTGGCCTTGAGCTGACTGTGCTTCACATCGTAAGTGGCGGTCTTGACAACTTCCAGCTCGCGGGTGAAAAACACGGTCTCGTCGGCATCGAGCTTCATGGCATTCTTGGGATTCATGTTAGCTCCTTATTACTTGATGATTTCGACGCGAGCAAGAGCAGCGCCGGAGGTTGCGGTGCGGAACACATAGCCGGTGGTCACATTGCCACTGGAGTCGTCGGTGAACACGCCGGAAGCGGCCACCAGGTAGGCGGTCGCGTTGGCAACAACTGCGTCTGCGGTCATCACCCACATTTCGCCTTCGCGGACGATCGGTGTGTTGTCGTACTGGTTGAATTGTCCACCAACCTTCTGTACGCGAGGGAACACGCCAAACACGGAACCAGTGCAGGAGAGAACCTGGCTGGAAGTTGCCTGGGATGCGCCGAGAGTGACAGCTGCCACCACGGTGATCGCGGAGTGGTCATCCATGGAGATGTTGATGGAACGGCCTGCTCCAGCGGTTGCGGTCACATTGGCCAGACCATTGATCGCGGCAACAACGGCTGCGAAAGTCGTGGCGTGGTTGGTGTCAAACACCACAGGAGTGATCGCAGTTCCGTCCACACTGACGGCAATGGAGTTGGATGCGACGAAATCTGCGCTGAAGGTCAGCACGGACTTGTCGAGGACATACTGGAACACCTTCTCGGCGTCACCAGAGAAAACAACTGCGGGCATACCGAAGTTGCATTCATTGCCAGCTACTCGGGAGACGACTTCGGCATCCCCGACCAGAAGCCCAGCGAGGGCAGAATCAATATTACCATAAGCGGTCATAGTCGCTCCTTATTTCTGATATGCGGTTTCGATGTCCGAGTCCTGCTTGGCCTGGGCATCTTTGGAAGTTACGGGTTTCTTGGACTTGTCTGCACCCTCACGCATTTCGTCGGCGTTGGCCTGGTCTTGAGCGATTGCGCCTTCGAGCATAGAGATAGCCAAGTCGTAAGCAGCAGTGATGTAGGCATCGGACTTGTCTGTCAAGTCAGCCTTGGGGTTGACCTTCAGGATCACAGCCTTGCGGATACCGGCGGTATCTTCGTCACCCTTGAGTTCCACCTTCAGGGCGGAAACCTTGGAAACGAGAGCGAGGTGATCCTTCACAGCCTGCTTGATGTCAGCAGGGGCAGCATCGGCTTTTGCCTTCAGTGCCTTCACTTCGCCATCAAGAGCTTCCTTCGCGCCCTTGAGGGTGTCGCGTTCGGCTGTGACTGCTGTGATAGAGTCCTGCGCAGTCTTCAAGTCGCCTTGAGCCTTGGCAAGATCAGCACTGGAGGAGTCGGCTTTTGCTTGAAGTGCAACAAAAGCATCAACGACGGCCTGTTCGACCTCGAATTCTGCCTTGTCCAGTTTGAGCTTAACCATAGTCTTCTCCTTAGAAGATTTGAAAATGCCAACATCATCCAGTCCGTCGAGGCGCATAACTGCGTCATCCCCCGCACGGCCACGGTCAACGATGGCCAAGTGATTGTAACGAATGTTTCTCTGGATACCGTCGTAGGCTTGGCCATTATGACGGCCAGAAACCGGCTCAAGGTCACGGCTATAACCGCAGGAAAGAGCACGGGTTCCGTTTTTAATAGCTGTGATTGTGGCCTTATCTGTAACAACAAAGTCGATGTAAACCCTGTCTTGATCACAGAAAACATGGGAGCCGGTCATGCCGACTTCGAGTTTCTTGATGTTTTCCGCATCCACGCCCACGCTTGGGTGGCCGAAAGTAACGGGCTTCAGGGTGAGTGTCTGCAAGGACTCCCAATCCATCACATCCTCGCGCAAACGCAATTCGGTGACGATGGTTCCGTCCGCCATGCGATATGGGAAAGCACCAATGTTGGTGACGCAGGCAGTACCCTTCAAATAGCCCTCGGGTGTCTCTTCAAACTTTGTGGAAAGATATTCCCAATCCAAATCATGAATATCTAAACGATTGGCGGAATCCATCTTCTTTTTCTTTCCGCACTCGTCCTTCTTTACCTTCTTCTTGCAACCGTCGCACATTGCATCTTCTTCCCCTTCAGGAAAAGAGACAACAACCCCGCAATTCGGGCAAGTGTATTCGGTGTCTTTCTTCTTGTTCATAGATTCTCAAAAAAAAGGTACAAGGGACGTCCCTATACCGTATAATAAAAAAAACTACTCCAAATCAGCATAAATTTTTTAAAGAATCTCAATTTTCCCCATCTTCGGGGTCTCCGAGAGGCATCGAATAGGCATCCATGGCCAGATGGATCGCAACCTGGCAAGCCCCAAGAGCTTCGGTTTCGGAGCCAACAAGTCCATAAACCATGCGCTCCTTTCCGTTCGGAACCACATAAACGATGCCAACGAGCACAGTGGAGAAACCTAGATCTGTCACTGTCTTCTCGGCGAGTTTGTTCAATGTGCCGAACCACTCCTCGTCCTCTCCGGTCGGATAGTGGTCGGCATCGGAACTTACCAACGCCTTTTGGATCTTCTTGTAAAGACCGAGAGATCCCATGACACTTCCAGCGGAAGCCATTGGGACATCCTGTGCGTTGCTATCAGGATCTTGATCCACGCAGAGGACAACCGAACTGATCACATCGTTGTCCTGTTCGACTATCTTGTCGGCAACAGCGAAGATATAATCTTCCTGCTTCTTGAACTTTTCCATTTCATTCTCATTCATGCGCTCTCCTTGGTTGTGGTTGCGCTTACTTCACTGGAACACTTTCTAACGCTCTCCAAATATCGTCGATATTCGGAATTGCTGCGCACCGGCAGGCAATCTCCTGGCCCGGATGCACTTTTGGCATATTCTCGTCTCTATCCACTAATACCCCATCTCTCATCATCTTGGTTGGATCATCCCATGGACAGATCACACCCTGCATGGCCCAATGGGAAGGTTTTGCTCTTGGGTACTTTCCACCGGGTTTCCCGCGAACTTTTTCGTCTAGCGCGGTGCTCCAATCATAGAAAAGGATACCGGCATCTATCTGACGGGACTTCGTGAATGCGGAATTGAGTTTGGTTATCTGGTCTCTGGCAATCAGCCATGCCCGATATTCAGTCATGTGTGGGATCTTCAGAAGGATCTCGTCCATCGCATCCTCTGCCCTGAATCCATTCTGCACAGCATTCTCGATGATGCGCCCCACCATCGCAATCTGGTCTTCCCCCAACTTCTTTATCAAAGTCAGTTGTGTGGTTCTCCATTCCTCCAGGATCGCTTGAGCCCATGGTTCATCTCCCTGGAACAACTGTCCCACCGCGACTTCGCTGAATTTCTTCCACTGCGAAAGATTGAAGTCGGAAATCTCATTTCCAAAATAAATGAGAGTCGCAACCGTAGCCTCCATTCCCAATTCCGCAGCTTGTTGTTGCTGGCTGTAAAGCTCTGCGGAAAGATTTGGCCAATCGTTCTCATAGGAATCTTTCTTGGCCTGGGGAGGGAAGATGAAGCGCAAATTCTTTTTAATGGCATCCTTCATGGACGGCATGAGCTTGTTGAAATAAGCCATGAGCCAGTTGCCATAATCGGATTCGCCGCCCAAAGGATAAAGCCAAGCCATACCCTTGAAGGACGGCTTGACAGGCTTGCGCCTCTCGCGGACGGCTTCCCTGTATCGGGAGGCCATCAGTTGAGTGAAGGCTGTCATCTCTTACGAACCTGGTTGGCCAGTGGTGCCACTTTCGCCTTTGGCTTGCTTCTGTTCCGTCCTCCGATCGCCGAAGGAGGAGTCATGGAGCCACCTGGAGGTTCAGGAATTCCTGGAGCAGAACCTTCTTCGGTACTCTCCAAGGATTGCTCGAAGGCATAACCACCAGAGAAGCGCATCTTGCGAACTTCGTCTGCGGAAATAACACCGGCTTGCAGATAAATCTGGTCTGCTGCGGCCTGGCGTGCCACCATCTCGACTTGCTGGAGGGAATTCGGAGCCCAGACTGGCAAGAACTCAACTGTGCAATCTTCTTCGGCCACAGGAGATCCAAGACCGGAGTTGATCAAGTTCATGAGTGTGGAGAGTGGCCCCATCAACTCTGTTTCTTGTTGCGATTCCACTCCATCGTAGTAGTTCATCGAATCGCTCTCGCCTGTGGCGTTGGCGCCAGCAGCAGAACGGCCAAACAGACGGGTCACAGGAATCGCGGTGACGCCAGACAGAACCATGAACAGGCGGTCGATCATTTCAGGAAGGCCGGTGAAATTCAAGGTGTCGCGAATATATTCGTCTTCCTTTCCGATCAAGATCGCATTAAGAATTCCCTTGGATGCCTGCATGGTGGTGATGCGGGTCATGATCGCATCGACATCATTGGCGTGCAGGATTTCTTCAAGACCGGCCAATTTGTATTTGCCAACGGAAAATTCGGAGGCCAGTGTGCCTGCGGTAGAAAGACAGATTCCAAGAGAAGAAAGAGTGTCCCAAATTGGCTGAAGCACAGAGATTCCCCAGAAATCATCATCGGTATTAGCGATGCGCAAGTTGGTTTCTGGATTTGGCAGTCCACGAAAGATGAGGCAACGGGAAGCATGGATCTTGAATGATCCTCCATACTTCTTGTTGATGGTGAAGTATTCATAGGTATCGTAGAAATCGCTTGTGACCGATTTTCCAAATGCCATATCATCCAAAGTCACACGATAGCGCGGATAGATACGGAGCTTCTTGATTTTCACTGGCTTTCCCTTGTAAGGAACCAATGGGGAAGAAAGAGAGCCACCACCCTCGGTCTCCATCACAACCATTGAACCGCCAAATAGGCGAGCCCATATGATCGCATCGCGCAGGATCTTCTTGACGCTCAACTTCTGCTGTTCCTTGTAGAGAACGCCATCGTTGTCACCAAGGATTTCCCAACCATTGCGAACCATGTCGTCCGCGACGACATTCACAATGCGAGAAGCAAGACCGTCGCCTGTGTACAACGCCACGAGTTCCGCTTCGGATAGAATCCTTGGAAGCGCAACACCATTCGACTTCTGCGGGTCGATTCCCTTGCGCCCAACTCCTTTTAGAATATTGGTGAAGCCATCGGCAATCATCTTGTTCTTTGTTCCTGGCGCACTCGCTTGATCTTTGACCATATTCTTGTGTTTCATTAAAGCTCCCATAAAATTCTGTTCCCACGATTGCTAGGATCGTTGGGAAAAAATTCCTGACGAAGTATGGAAGAAAGGGAGTCGGGCGCATCGTCCGGTTCCTCTCCTTCACGATAGTCCAATATCTGATTCAAATATTCTGGATCTGTGTTGTTGTCGAACAAGAGCCGATCCCAATAATGGCGTCCATAAGAAACAATCTTGATATGCTTGTCCATCTTTTCCTGATAGGAACAAACACGGGCCGGTTTGATTTTGAGATTTGTAGGATCGTTCGACGCCAACTGTTTTGACACATAACCCTTATCTGGGTTGATTTCGTTGTGAACTCTGGTGCTTCTGTAATTGAGCATGATCTGCTTGATGCGTGGCATGACAATATCGACGTGCTCCTTGAAGACCTTGCCGTACACCTGGATCTTCCCATCTTTTCTTTTCGAGGCGATGGTGAGTGCGTTGGTGTGGTCTCCAGAGAACTTGGCATCGAGATGGGAAGCAACCCACACATAAGGAACTGTGTGATCCCATTCGGCAAACATAGGATCTGTGAAGATCGCGCCTTCGTCGCTCAAATGATTAAGTTCGTAGTTAGCTGCGAAGAGGGATGCTGTCGTGAGTCCCTTGATGCCAGCCAATTCCGCTTCACTGATCAATCCTGTTTGATAACAGTCATATCTCGTTGGCTTTGGACACAACTGCCATCCGTCATCCTTATGCCATGGAGTTCCGACGAAGTGTACGGATCTTCCACGGTTGACGATATTGGTGATGATTTCGCGGATCACATCCTTGGATCTCTCGCGCTTGGCTTTGGAGATACGATCGTTGTATGTGATCAAGTCATCAACCAGAATCGCGCTATAATGGGAACCGGTGGGAACCGAATCTCCACCGTATGCATCAATTGAACCTTCCTTGGTAATTGATCTCTTGAAACTGAAGGTGAGCTGACCTGTCTTCTTTACCACAAACTTAGGAGCCTCGCCCATCTGGATCTTAAACAGAGCAGCAATCTCTGGCACTTCCATGTACTTTTCAATCGCCTTCAATGTCTTGCAGGCCTCTGTCCACGTCTCACGGATCAACATCACAGAATCATCGGGATGAGTCAGGAGCCACCAAATAATTCCCACTTCCGTGACTGCGGTTGTCTTATAACCACCACGGTGCGCCTGGAGAGAAGTGTGTATCCCCTCTGGAGCACCCCAAACTTCCCAGCACCATTTCGAATGCATATCGGTGAGCAGAGTCTTCCCTGCTAGCCAACCGATCTTATGGGGGTTGCGGATGCAATCCTCCAGCATCGAATGTGGATCAATTTTTGTCATTGGTCTCCCCGACCACTTCAGCCGGTTGCGCTTGTTTGATTTCCTTATCCAACTTTCTCTGCGCATCCCGAAGAACACTTTCCAATTTGACAGCTATCCTTCCAACTTCTTTACCGATTTCGTCAGTGGCGCCTCCATTCTCTGCTGCTTTGGCGTCCTTCTCAATCTTGATGGCTTCGGAAACAACTTTGAGGAATGCGGTCAATTCCTTGATCGCCGGTCTGCGGTCTGCAAGTTCAATTTCAATAACTTCCCTGTCTGCATCCTTGCCGTAAACTTTTGTCTTGATGGACAGGATGGCGGAACGGAGATTGGGAGGGACATCATCCCATGTCGTAAATACAGGAGAACCGTCAGGGTTGATGAATGTCGCAGGATCATAGAAGGCTTGAGCCCAGAAGGTATCCATGATCTTATTGCGGACTTCAAGCAGACGCCCACCGATGAACATGGTGGAATATTCCGTTATGCACTTGGCCACACCCTCGCGAGAGAGCATCCTGGCGCCGAGTTGCATAGCCGTGGATTTCTTCACACAGGAATTTACTGCCGTAAGATATGCACTGGTGGCGTCGAACCCGTTCGCACAATATTCCGCCGCGAATCTGGCCTCCTGGATGGAAGCCCCGGTGGATTTCCAATCTGGAATGATAGCCTTGATCTCTTCCGGCGTCATCTTCTCTTTGGCATGGCCGTCGGCAATCGCATCGGTCGGAGGCACGGTGGCAGGAACCGAGGCATCCGCCTGGGCAGCCAACTTTACCCTTGCCTCTTCTTCTGTGATGGGGGTCTGTCCCTTTTCATGCTTGGATCGCCACACCATTGCCTTCGCCTCGTCGTAGAGAGGGGAGGTTTTGTCGATATATTTTGGTTTGTAGATTTGTGGCATTTTGAGATTCCTATATGGAATAATACAAAAAATTGAGCTAAACCATCTCAAATTTCTTCACCCATCCACCCTATTCCACCCTGTAACGTCGAAAGTGCGCAAATTTTTGTATAATGGTAGAAGAAAAGGAGTGTGTGTGGAATTCGAAAAGAACCAGATTGTCGTCGCCAAGGAGACCGTCGAGGAACTTGGACTCTATGTTGGTCACGAGTACATGATTGATGATGTCTTTGGAGATATGTATCTTTTATCTCCAAATGGACAGAATTATGCATTCTCTCCTTCCGCTTGGGCTAGTGCATCTCAACTCCGCGCTCTCGGTGAACCAGAATCCAAAGAAAATATCTATTGCGAATGCGATGTGTGTTCCGAAGATCACATCCACCGGGAAGGAAAAGAAGATCCTGAATTACAACCTGTTGCCAAGAAAAAGCCTTCATGTGAAGAAGTATTCAAATTGCTGGACGAATGGAACCGCAAGATGGAATTGGACATCTTTGTCTTAGAAGACACTCTCGCACAGCAGGAAGAGACCAAAACTCTAACCGATGCAATTTACTATACTTATTGGTTCTCCATTGCTGTCTCTCTGTTCATCTTCGCGGGGATAATGCTATGATCACCCAGCTAGGAACTCCGGTCGTCTGCATTTCCCCAAATCTGCATTGCCGATGCAATTCTCCAGAAAAGCTCATATATCCCGGAGTCGGTCAGATTCTCCGAATTTCTGCAATTCGACGTCTTCCAGATCGCGGACGCACCGAAATGTTCTTCTCGTTCTTCGGGATGCCGGATGGTCTGTTTTTTCAATCGAACGGTTTCCGAGCAGCAAAGGTCGAGGATCTGAAATTCGAGGACTATATGACTCATCTCATGGCCGGTTGGATCTATGGTGACAACGAGGCCAGTGTATGAAGGTTCTCGCAATCGGAATGCTTGTTTATAGTTTCGCGCTGATGGGACTTATGGCCATCCGTCAAGCAATTAAGACGTCTGAATTCATGCAACGGAATCACTACTCGATGCAATATTACATCAATTCTGTAAAGGAATGGCCATGATAGATCCCAAGAAGAAAATCATCAAGGACGATATCTCCAAAGAAAAAGATCCTCCGAAGAAAGATCCTCCGAAGAACCAGCACGGGACGAGGCATGGATAAGAAAATCCTGCTATTTTCCGTGGATGTGTGGAACAGAGATAGTTCCGATGTTGTCTGTGGGAAATTTATAAATGCTCTAACCAGCAAGTTCAATTTCAATTGTCAACAATCGCCTATCGACAAAGCCGGTCTTTACCACCCAATATTCGGAGATAGAATATCTTTCTATCTCACGGAAAAAGAAATTTCACGAGAACCAGAAACATCAATCAAGGAAAAAGCAATGAAAGCACTCACATGGCTCCTCAATCTCATCAAGCCCGCCAAGAAGGGCAAGAAGAAAAAGACATCCGAGACTCGGGCTCGCAAGCCAAAGAAGAAAAAGATCCTCTATACCGGCATCCAGAACGGGGATCCACAGATCGCTCCTATTTCCCGCACACCGCAAGATGACGGGAGAGTGATTGTGACCGACGACGCCATAACCGATCTTCCATTTGGTCGCACATGAACAAGGTCTTCATGTGGCTCCGTGTCACAAACCCCAGGGATTGCGGAGAGCTGGTCTTCATTGGAAACCTTCCATTCGATGCCATCATGCAATTCGTGAGCGAGCACCGTGAAGGCAAGTCTCCAAGCGAGATCGACGAGGTGATCGCCGCGATGGTGGCTGTACCGGCCATCGGTCTCATTGCGGCAGACCAGGCGACAGGTGGAATCGTTGGCGACGCCATCGGCACGTTCCTGGACATTTTCTTCTAATCCATCAACCAAAGAAAAGCTCAATGTTCAAGAAACCAAAACAAGTTGCAGTAAAGCCAAAATTGTCCGATTTACCCGATTGGGTGAACCGTTTCGACAATTTCTTCATCACCGGCTCCGTCCGTTTCGGTTGCGAGACCGACGAAAGCGATCTGGATGTCGTTCTTCCGATCTGGGAAAGAGAAGACGTGCTCAAGAGCATAACCCGAAAAGACGACATGGAGGAATCCAAGTACAACGTCGGGGTGAAGATCACAAACGAACGTGGTGCAAAAATCAACTTCGTCTTCCTGCATCCCCTGGACTACGTTTCCTGGAACAAGGCCGCAGAGATGATCGACCTCTCCAATCTGTTCCGAAACAACCAGACTATCTGCCGCCCACTCCGCCATTCCATCCACGAAGCTCTCTGCGCAGCAGTCAAGACTTCCTTCTCTGGCCACACCGTTCTCAAAGACAACATGACCGAGTTCCTGACCAACGGGCCAAAAGAAGAGAAGTCATCGACCATCATCAGCATCGAACCACCAACGAATGGGCAAGACAACGATAATGCCTTTTGGGGGGGACGTGAAGTCCTCTCTGCGGAACTAGGAACAAACATGGAATCGGCATCAGATACACAAATGGCCTTTTACTATTTTCGTTCAAGACTCGCGGCAGAGACCTTTGCCGTGATTCTCGAACAAATGAAAGTCTTCGGTCTCGCGAGGGACTATCTGGTCGAAACGCACCCAGACGGTGGAGATCAGGTTTTAAAGTTCACAGTTTGGTACAATACCCTCCAGACCACAGAGAAGAAAGAGAAAAGAGTATTTGGCGGCCACACAGGTATCTCGGTTATGGATCTTGCCGCCTCCGGTGAACTCCGTGTCAAACTGCGGCATTTGATTGAATTTGGCCGCATTAAGGAGTTCGATCTGAAGTTCCCTATGCCGTGTTTTGCAGACAGCCAACGTGTCTCAGAACAGTCGAACGGGTACTACGAGATCTATTACTAGAATCTATCAACATTTTTCCTCTCGCGCAGGGCCGGTAGAAATACCGGCTCTTTTTTCGTCGTTCCACTTGTGGCATATTTCAGAATCGCATTCGAATCTGTTTAAAAATTGCCATTATTCGTTTTCTCTAATATCGTCCATTTTCAGATGGTTTTCTTCCATTTCCAACAATCTATCAACAAAAATCCGCTGGCCGACATTCCCAAAATTTTTTTTCACAAAAATCGAGCTCCAAAAATCGTGAACATACCCCCATCGGTGAGATTTTTTCCACCCCCAAATACCCACTTTACAGCCCATTGGCCAAAACTACCCCACTTAGGTAGCCAAAAGGTAGTAAAGTAGGCTAAAATCGGCCTCCTTTTGCCCGGTTTCATGCCTCCCCGATCCCCATCCACCCATCTGCCGGTCTCCTTCTCCCGATTCCAGGCATCCAGCGGCCAGTTTCCCATATCCCAATCCTCCCCGTCTCCCCCATACGGGCTTCCTGTGGTCAGTTTTCTGGTTTCTGGGCTCTGGCGCGCTCTGCGGGGCGGGAATCTGGGGATAAGGTAACTAGGGTCTGGGATAAAATCCGCTGGGGATGAATGAAAGTATGGTCTGGACACGGAGTGGTGCGATAGGAGGCCCAAATACCCCCAATACCCCCAAAAACAAAACCACCTACATCTTCCCAAGTTGTTCATCCACCAATTTCCCAATCCCCCAAAACATCCCAAGATATAGGAATCTTTTTACTAGGAACTATTTGCCGGTTCGGTTTGGCTTGGATAGGTAGAATTTGCTGGATTGAGCAGCTTTTGCACTTATGCCCTTGGAATTTATGCTATATTAAGCCTTTTGCCTATTGTGTGCCTTCAATCTGTGCCATATTGGGCAATATGCTATCCATTGCCTTTGGATCCATGGTATGTTTGGCGCTTTGCAGTGCTATACCTTTTGGCCCTATCCTTTGGAGTGCATAATAATGAAAGCTATTTAGTAGATTTGGCTATCCTATGCCTATTATCTTTGATTTGCGGGCCTTTTGTATTTGGGTTATAGGATAATGTCTATGATAGTTCTTTGTTGTATAGACGCAAAAAAAGGATACCTTTGTTTTGGTATCCTTTGGAGTTGGTTTTTCATTGGGTTAATTTGGCATCCCCTTTGATAGTTTCCTAAGAATATCTGAAGGAATGTACTTTCTTTTGTGGGAATTGTATTTTCCCTCATTGCCTTTTATTGGAATCCATTGGAGCTTATACATTTGCGCCCAAGATAGATTTGACCCTTTGCAAATATCCAAGGCCCAAAACAAAATAGCTTTGTGCTCTGGAAACGAATAATTCTCAATTTCCCCTTTTATTCTATCTTTGTCGAATTTCATTGTTTGACCTCTTCGAAGACGTAACCTTTCACCTTTTGTTCCTCAATCGAAAGTCTTTTAAGTGTTCTTTGGGTTATTAGTCCGTGTTTTCCGTTTGCTTCGATTGAGTAGATTTGGGCGTCCTTGTCAATGGTGTACACTTTGAAGCTCGACATAGTTTGACCGAAAAAGCGCAAAGTTTGGCGACTGAAGAAATATTCTCCCAAATTTGAAGAATACTTAATGTCCGAAATTGTGGGCTTTCCATGTTGCAAGCTCATATTCAACACTCCTGGAAAAGTTCCAATTCTTGTCTTGACATCAAAGAAAGTATTCTTTTTGTGTTTTCTGCTATTTTTTGATATGTATTGAATGCATTGATTGAATCATTTGAATAGCCGCAATCATCGCAAAAATCATTAAAAGAACAATCGGCCAAAGAAGTATCCAAAGCTAAACATTCCAAAAGATCTTCAATCTTTGGACGTTCTTTTCTTCCTTTTCCAGTAAAGAACTCAAACTTTTGAGAATTCCCCATTATTCCATTTTTGGAAAGCTCAAATATCCAAGCGTTGGAATTTGGGAAATTTTCGTTTATTACTTCAGTTGGACGAATTTTCCAATTCAAGGCATTCAAAACAGATTCTTTTGTGCAATTTGCGTTTTTCATGGTTTTAGTCCTTTTTGATGTTAAAATCCAACATAAACATAATAAACCGAAAAATCCTCATACTCCTCAAATTTTCCCATATCGGCTTGGTAATTTTGGAGAATTTGAGCTATTTTGGATTGTTTTGGTAGTCCTCCTACTATTTCCACCATAAGCCTAGAAATATAGGATTCTGTCAATTCGTCAGCCTCGTTCCATTTACTGAAAATTCTAAACAACATAAAAATTCTCCTATTTGCCAAAAAATAACTTTCTAAGTTCCTTAGTACTTCTTATTTCGACGCATTGGACAACGTCATAAGAGTAAAATTCATCTTGCCATTCTTCCTTTTGTTCTTCGGTATATTTTGGATTTTCATTCTCAAACTTCTCAAACTCCATTTCCTCAAATTGGGTTATTGCTTCTTCGTCACAAGAACCAAAAACTAAATTAGTCCCATAGACCCCTTGCAAGGCATAAAGTTTATCATTCCAACATTTGTACTTTGTGATGTATTTCAGTGAATAAACCAAATCACCAAAAGAATCAATAAAGGGAAAACGAATTTTTACAGAAATTGGGTATTTTGGTTCCTTGCCACAAATAAATAGAGTAAACATGAAAACCTCTTGCTAAAGGTAACAAAGCGCAAAGACAATAGGAAAAAGGTAAATCAATGCGGCATACATGGAAAACCTCAAAAGGTTAAAAAGAGAAAATGGAATTCTAGGGACTCTTTAGGCATTGGCTTTTTTGGGCCTTTGAAAGCGCAAAAAACACAAGCAAGTCCAAACAATACAAAAGGAACGCTAATGAATAAAATCATTATGCTACCACAAAGAGAATGTTTTCCAGCTCTTCAGAAATTCCGCTTTCCCCGAAAATTTCTTCGAAACTTTGGGAAATTGCTTCTTTGTCGATAGTTGGAACATTTCCGGTGCATTCGGCAATTTTTGCCGCGACATAGTTAGCAATTCCAAAAGCCACATTATTTTCTATGGCAACTGCCATAGAATTTTCCAGTTCTTGATTATGCATTATCGATAGATTGATGTGCGTCATAGATTTAATCCTCTTTTGCGGTCATCCCATATATAGCTAAGTCCGTGCCGTTTGCCAAGTGCTATATATGGGCCTCTATATATCCCCACAAAAATGCGTTGTCCAACTTTGCTCTTGTGTGGGCAAATATTTCTTACACTAGGATTTTAGGCAAAAGTTTAATAACTTGAGATTCTTGATCTCAAATAAAAGCTCAAATCTACTATCATTTGGAATAATGGTGTTTAAAGCTCAAAATCCTCATTTAGAAAATGTATGTCATTCGTCGGAAAAAAAGCGGAACTTTTCGTTCCATCTAATTTCTAAAGTTATTAAAAGAACATTAAAAAAAACTAAAAAGTTGGCTAAATTTGCGCAGAATAGCCGAAAAAATTATCGTAACTTTTTGTTTCATCAAATAACTAAAAGTTCTCCACTTTATAGGAAATTTCCTCAAATAGTTTTGTTTTCTGCGCAGAATAGCCGAAAAAATTATCGTAACTTTTTGTTCCATCAAATAACTAAAAACTGGACTATTCTACAATAGTCCTTTTCGGCATGGAATTTGATTATACTCTTTTAGTCATACCTTGGATTTAAGCTAAAGAAGCTAAGGCACTATTCTCATTTGGTATAGTGCTATTTAGCTCAAATTGCTCAAATCCATGGTCAAAGTTCTCAAGTTCCTATAAATACTAAAGTTGGTTTGGCGTCACGGGGCCAAGTGCAGCTAACCCCGATTGACGATTGACGATTGACGATTGACGATTGACGATTGACGATTGACGATTGACGATTGATGATTGATGATCATTCCTTCCTTTCTCTTTTCTTCACAATTCGATAAGGGTATTGTGGCATATTGACAAGATAATCCCTTTTCACCTTTTTTGCCTCTTGCCAAGTCCCTTCAGTGCAAACGCATTCCCACCCATTTCCAAATCCGTAATTACACTGAAGCTCGAATACATCAATGGTTTTCCTTGTGTATTTCATTTGGATACCTTCCCTTTCTTTTCCTCTTCAAAAGTTGCTGCTATTCTTGGGCGGTCATAGATGCCCATTTTCAAATCCTTTGGAGTAAACCCAAGCCAAATATGTTCATTCCCCAATCTAAAAAGATTGTGAATATTGCATATGTCAATAGCCCTTTCGATGGTTATTCCCTTTTGTTCCAAGAATTCAGTTCTTTGACCGTTTTCGTACAATGTTGCCATTCTTAGCGTTCCCATTGTGCTATCCTCTTTTGATTTGCAGCTAACTACTTAGCAATTTCCGTTCCATTTTCTTCCTGCAATTCTTTCCAGTATTCAGGTATCAATTCGCAATGGTAATACTGGTCAATGTACAAATCTTCGCAATAATAGTAGAAATTGATATTGGCAAAATCGTGCAAATCTTCGCCCTTTTCCTTCCAAATGATGTAATGCAATGCCGTGCCAAGGCAATAATCAATTTTATCATCCAAGGCAAGGGCATGGAACCAATCGTATTCATCATGAGGAACAAAGGAAATAAAACCGTCACGGCTTTTCCAAGTATCATGCAACCAAGCAAAAAATGCCGTATTTCCCAAGGCGAATTTTTTCAGTTCCTTGCGAATTTTCCGTACATCACAATGGACGGTAAAATCCATTTCATCCCCTTGGAAGTTGTATTCCTTTGGGCTCCAATGGGATTTATATTCGATCTTTTCAATGGACGGGAACGCATTCTTCCAATGTTCCAAACAGTTTTCTTCCAAGTAGGAAATTGCACGCTTGCAAATGTCCTGAAGATAATCGGAGAATTCAAACTTTCCACCGATTACCTTTTCGATAATCTTTTTATGGAACTCTTCAGGAATTTCCCCATAGTTTCCATTCTCCAAATCTTCCTTTAGGTTATATTCAAATCTATCATCCTCTAATGCATCGAAATAAGTGCCATAGGTGGAAACGCTAACAACACGGCATATTCCAGTGTTCAATTCGATCTTTTTCATTTGATACCTTCTTTTTGATTGATGTAAGTATTAAGCTAGATTCATGCCAATCCCAATCCCTTTATTTCGACGAATCGGGAAGGCACCACCTGGAATTATTTGCCCCATGGGAAATACTTGCCTGCAATTTATACCCGCATGAACGAAACGAAAACGAAAGGCAAGAGGATAGGGCAAAATTGGATGAGCAAAATGGTAGCAACAATTTTCCAAATCATAGTTTACTCCTTTATCCCAAAGAATGCCTTGATTGTTTTCCAGTTCTCTACATTCTTGTCCGTGCAAATCATGAGAAAACCATTTTTTATTTCGGTATATTGCCAAGGCATTTCGGGCGGAAATTCGGCTGCTACCATGTTCTCCATTCCCGACATATCATAATGCCAACTCAAAATCTTTGTTTTCTTCAAATGAGTCGAATGTACGGAAATTCGAGAACCCTTGGTGTTCGTTGCCCCAAGATACTTGATTTCAAGGCTTTGCGCATTGTATATTGGTTGCATGGTATCATTCTCCTTTTGTCCAGAAGTTCCCAAGTGTTAATCCCCTTCCCGTGGACTTAATCGGGAATTGGGATGCCCTTTTTCCAAGATCGAAAATCCCCTTGGATTGTTGATAGGCTTGAATCAATGCTTCTTTAGCGGGAAGATTGAAAATCAATTCTTCCATGGTGTTAGTGTTGAATACTTTTGTTTGCATTTGAAATCCTTTGGCTTAATAACCGAAATAGATTACTATTGACTGACGGGAATGGTTGAAAGTGAATGAGTGTAGAAACTTTGGGCTTTCTTCCCTGAAGGCCCAAAAATTCCCATATGAATCGAAATAGGCACTTAGCAGCATCAAGTCAAGACCCATTTAATAGATTCAAAATCCTTTCTCGAAAGCGGAAACTTTTCAGCCTTATTGTAAACAAAAGCCAAAACATTTTGCCCTATACCGTCATGATTCACACTCTTTGGTCTCTCATTCCATGCAGTCAACATTTTCAAGGCGATTACTTTCGAGTCCTCGTCTCTCAAATAGATATATCCGGCGTCGTTTGCTTTCAGATAATCGAGGCAAGCAACATACACGGCCAATGGGCCTTTCCCCTTTGCATCCTTGATTTCCTGCAATTCTGCAATTTCCTTGATTCTTGTCTTTGTGATGCTCATTCGATCCTTCCTTTTGAGTGATGCAAAGTATTAAGCTAGATTCGTGCCAATTCAAAATGGGCTAATTTGCGCATTTTCCGCATTCATTGCAGGCAATTTCTTCCAATGGGCAAAACTTTCCTTTCTATTCCAATTTGGACTATATTTCTTGCCTAAAATATCTCAATCTTCCATATAACACAAATCTGGAAACAAAGAAAAAAGGCCACGGGATTTTGTCCCATGGCCGTATGCGATTGACGATTGACGATTGACGATTGACGATTGACGATTGACGATTGACGATTGACGATTATGCAAACTCATATGCCAGTTCGCAGGCCAGGTTCTTGCGAATCTTACGATAGAGTTCCTTGTGCATACCCACTGGCCGTCCGAGTCCCTGGGCGATGTTGGAGACCACTTCCGCATCCTCTGGAGATAGAGTGGAGATTAATGATTCAAGTTCGAGCTGCTTGAATGCAGGATCTTCTACGCCAATGCGGTCTTCGAGAGTTTGAATGTGGCCTTCGTCGCAGAATCCAACTTCCGTGCTCATCTGGAGAGTATCGGCGTTGATTTGGTTTTCCGCGCTCTTTGGATTGGCCATGTGAGAAAGACGCATCAGGGAGAAACCAAGGTGGGAACTGAATGATGCCTGGGAAGGATCGAATGTGGCGCACGCATTCATGAAGAGTACATTGGCCTGGGACTTGCAATCATCGAGAGCGATGCCGTACTTAACATGGGCCTGCCATGCCTTCTGGTTGATCATTCTCTCAAATTGACGATAGAGCTTGTTCATTTGTGTGGTTTCCATGGTGATCTCCTTTGTTTGTTTTGCTTATGAAACAAAAATACACCCCGTTTCCGAGGTGCGTATCATTTTTTTTTCAAGCCAATAGTCCAAGTCGGACTAATAGAGATCCAACCGCAGTTCCTCGGCCTCTTTCTCTGTCAAATCGCCACAATCCCTGGGCTCTCCCTTCGCATTCAATCCGAAATCTGCTTCCACCACACTTGCGGATCTCCCGCAGGCTGCAAGCTCGCGGGCATAGGACAATGCCTTGGCCTGGGCTTCTGGCTCCGGGTCGAATAGAAAGATGATCTCATCCCAATTGGAAAGCAGGCGGATCTGTGCGTTGGTCATAGAGGTGCCATAGGAGCACGCAAATCCCCTTCCCATGCGCCAGGCATCAAAGATACCCTCCACAACAACAATGCGCCTGGAGGTGGCCAAATGCGCCCCGTAGAGGGTTTCTTTATAATGCATGAGGCATTTTTCCACGGATGGGAACTTGTACCGGTGCTCTTGCTTGTTGGTGATGTCGCGCCCTTGCCAAGCCACGATTCGTCCATGGAGATCGTGCAGAGGAATAATGATGCGCAGTTGGCAGTCCTCGCCCTCCCAATATTCCATTGGGCCAGTGCCGAGGATTCCGTATTCGGAGGTCAGGTGATCTGGATCGAAGCCACGACCTTCTATGTATCTGCGATGCCGTTCATTCAATGGCTCGCCTGGAATGGTAATTGACGATCGGTATGTGATCTGCTCCTTGACTTGTAGAACCGATTTGCCTTGTCCATCGTTATATTGCTCAATAATGTCCTCTGCTTCGGAATCTGCCACATGGAGTAGTTTTACGATTAACGATTTGAGTGATCCAGATTTGCAGCGCCAACAAGACACCGATCCGCTTCGAGGATTGACTCCGAGGTGATTTGATCTATCCGAACAAAAGGGACAACGAATGTGAACGTGGCCCTCGCGTACATTCTTTCCTGCCGTCCAGCATTGGATCTGGTTGTCTCTGAAGAATCTGTATGCGTCGAAGCTCATTAATAAAAATGCCCATTCAAATTATTAATTAACAAAATGAGATCTTTGTCTTCTGGATATTTCTTCGTCAAAGATCTTAGCGCTGTCCGTATCTCTTCTCGGGTTGGAAAAAACTTTTCTTCCAGTGATCGTCTCGCATTACCAATCGCATCTTCAAGCTGACAAGGCTCAATACAAGAACCATGAAATACCGCAACCGATAGCTCACATTTCATGGTAGCAGTCACCTTGCTAACACCCGGAGCCGTCGGCCCGATCACATCGAACGAAACCCATTGATCAATCACACTCATAAGTCCTCCAAAGGTTTGCTGAAAAAGTCATAAGCATCGGACACATCTGTGTTGATACGGTTTGGCGTATTGCGCGATTGGCGCAGGCACTTGGGAATCCTGGCCTTGTTCTCGTCTTCGAGCTTCCATCTTCCCTTCGTAAACACACCCTTGTTGATCTCTTCATCGCCGAATGGAACGGGATACACATCCCAATAGATGCGCTTCTTGATCAGTCCTAGATTTTGCAAGCGCTCGAACTTATGCCGCGCCTGGTAATATGTGCCACCCTCAACACTCTGAAGTTGCTTGTAACTAAAAGTAGGATGCGTCTTGAGATAATCGTAGAGCTTGCGCAGATATGGTGGAAGGCTGACACCATCCCACAACGCAGGGACGGCGACGCCTTTGCGCTTCTTGTTGTATCTAGTGGGATCGTACTTCTTTGCCATGATCACTCCGAATAAAAAGTCCCGGCTCTGTGAGGCTGTGCCGGATCAGCCATGCCTGTGAGTGTCCAAAAAGACGAACTATTGTCGTCTCGTTGCACCCTCGCCGTCAATGATCGCAGGCTCGATCACCTTGTCGTCCGTTGTCCATGGCCGAACGATGGGCTTTCTTATATAACAAATAAACAAGCAAGACGATGTTGAAGACATAATTCAAATGCAACGGCCATTGAATGATCCCAATGGATATATTCTGCCAGATGACATAGATCCAAGTCAATACTTCACCGATAAACCAAACCAGAAGGAAATACACAGACAATGCCTTGGTGTCCTGTGTCTTCCACACTTTGATAACTTGTGGTAGAGCACAGAAAGCAAGGCACAGGGCGCCTATTGTTCCAATGACAAGCATGATTGCCCGAAGAGTTCGAGTTGGTCTTTCTTCACAGGTTCTTCTTGGTTGATCTTCACCACACCATCCCAATCCGCAGGCACATTGGGAGAGTCTTCGAAGTTCCCACAAGTGCAAGCACGAGCAAAGTTGGCGTTGGTTCCAAATCCAGCGTGGTGCTCGACTTGGAACATTTCCTTTCCACAATCACATTGCACGGTTGGCCTCCAATACTTTGAGTTTGCTCCAAGCGCGGATTGCCTCTGCACGGGTTGCCTTGTGTGGGCCTTGAGCCTGGCATTCGCAGCAGACAACAAACCATTCATTCTTAATATTCACCACATTGGGATCGCTAACAAGATCGAATGGGCAGGCAGGGATGATCTTCTTGGATGACTTCCTTTCAGATGTGGACAATTTTACCACATCCTCATCTCCTCTGTAATATCCCAATCCTTCTTGACAGATACCCCCACAACCATGAAATATCGAGCGCACTGTTCTTTCATCCATCTCAAGGCACAAAACTCCAGCGGAAGTTCGTCCCTTTACCGTTCCAATCCTTCCGACCATTTTCGAATGAAAATCATCGGACATAACCCTAACTCGATCACCCTTATTGAATTTCATAGCTTGGCCTCCAGACCCTCGGGGGAGCACCACCACAGATTGCGTTCTTCTGGCCCGGTCAATCCACCAGCGGAGTGCATATATCCATTCCGCGATGGGATTTTGACAAGCACGAGGACATTGCAGCAATCAGGAAAGTCGTCGAACTTTTCGGTGCAGACAACTTCGCCTTCGATTGTGTCTTCTCCGAAGTTAGGGATTCCGTTGATGGACACATTGACCATCACTTGCATTTTTTCGCGAACATCACAAATACGCATGGTTAGCCAACCCGGTTGAATGTGTACTTTGCCGAGGCAGCAATAGATGCCACCAACCCGATAACTAAAAGAACTTCGATCATTTTGATTCCTTGGTTGATGAATTAATTTCTGAATATGCTCCGATTTCCTTCAGCACATCTTCAAGCATCCAGATCGCGAACAAGGCTGTTTGCCCGATGCGTCCACGGTAGGTATTCGATGTCCGAACGGATTCAATCTTCTTGCGGATGGCCTGGATTGCCAGATCATATTTAACCCTCGTCCTATGCGCTTCGCCTTGCAATTCGTTGCATCGGATTTGAAGTTCATTGCAATCATGGAGAAAATTAGCAAGAACACTAGCTTTCCCTGCTTGCCTCGCAGACTTATAGAACCCCTCAAGCTCGGTCGGGACATATTTTTCCTTTGGTTGATTCATATCATCCATCCTGGTTGAGCAAAAGCGTTGGAGGCATACCGAATTCGGACATGGCGATGATCTTACTGAACATCGCATCCCGCTGCCGACATTTATCTTCAGCTTCGTGCATGGTCGGAATAGAGTGCTGATGAATTTCCAGTGTTCTAAGTTCACGCTCCCAATCGAAATATGTAATCAGAAAATGTCTCATGCCTACATAATACAATTCCAGCCCATAAAAAAGCTAAAGGCTATACCCCAAGATGGAATACAGCCTCTATCAACACAAATGTCTAAATAATCGCAATATCTATCAACACAAATGTCTAATCAATTAACATATTATCACCAAATTCTATCTCTTTAACAATCAGAATCAGTAAGTCTTGAAAACCAAGACATCTATACCCTGGCTTAACAGCCTTAATACATTCCGAGATCGGCAGGCTTCGCCTGGCTCTCGGTCGGGACTCCGACAGGCTTCGCCTGCTCTCTGTCCCGATTGTAGGTTTTCTTGGTTTCTTTTGTCTGGGAGCCTGGTGCCTGTATTGGCTTTAGCCCTTCTGGGATAGGGGAGTGCTGGAGGTCTGGACTCCAGAGGATAGAGCTTACCTTACCTATCTGAAAAACAACAAGGTAAAACTTGCCTGTTTCCAGCTAGGTAAAGGTTGCACTTCTGTACAAAGGGTCGGCTTTTCGGCCTATCGTCCTTCGGACTTCGCTCGATCCAAGTCTGCCCACGGGTCAGCCGGTATGGGAATTTTCGCCTGGTATCGCCTTTGGGGGCCAAAGCCCCCCTGACGGTCGCTCCTACTGGAGCTATCCTATTCGACCATGCTCTGCCTCGAAAGCAGTCTCCGCCAGTCTTTAGCCAGGCAAGTGCGCGAAGGCACCCATCGTCCCGACCACCCAAGGCGTCCTAGTCTTGCTGCTGGCAAGTTGCACCCCCATAAGAGATGCCGACCTTGGGCTCCTGTTCCTATATGGAACCGGCTTTGTATTACTATAATACAAATTTCTTAGACCTTTTTGTGAGATTTGTATAAAAAAGTTGAAATTTCTATACTTGTCTCGGGTGTCCATACAGTGTAAATAAAAATTTCATTCCAATTTGGAGTGGTTTTTTTTCATTTCGGTATAAAAAAGTTGTATTATATGGGAAAAAGGACGGTATCCAAATGAAGAAAGCACTATTTCTAAGAACTTGCGACAAAGACGGAAAAGCACACGGTGGTTTTCAATGGCCTTTAAAGGCCGGTGAAACTGTAACCGCTCCAGATTGGGAACCGACAAAAGAATGCGGTAAGGGCTTACATGGTTTACTCAATGGCCAAGGCTTTTCGGGACATTTGAGTTCCAAATTGGATGCATTGTGGTTTGTTGTTGAATCAGATTTGGACAAAGCCATTGACTTGAACGGAAAGCACAAATTTCAGACTTGTAAAGTGGAATTTGTTGGCTCAAAAGAAAAGGCCGTTCAATACATGGTTGACCATGGATGCAGCGGGGTTCACTTTTCCACCTTGACCGGCGGTTATGGTTCCACCTTGACCGGCGGTTATGGTTCCACCTTGACCGGCGGTGATTGGTGCACCTTGACTGGTGGCAATCGTTCCACCTTGACCGGCGGTGATTGGTGCACCTTGACTGGTGGCAATCGTTCCACCTTGACCGGCGGTGATTGGTGCACCTTGACCGGAGGTGATCATTCCACCTTGGCCGGAGGCGATCATTCCACCTTGACCGGCGGTGATTGGTGCACCTTGACCGGAGGTGATCATTCCACCTTGACTGGTGGCAATCGTTCCACCTTGACCGGCGGTGATGGTTCCACCTTGAGTATTTCATATTGGGATGGAAACAGAAATCGTATTATGATTGGTTACATTGGTGAAAACGGTTTGGAACCAAATGTTGCCTATAAACTCAACGAAAAGCATGAATTTATTAAGGCTTAATAGAAGGAGTCGCATCATGGAGAAGAAGTCAAAAGAACACATTTTGGTCGAGATCAACGTGAGCCAAGACGGTTCCACGGATATCTGTGCATTCTATCACGACAAGCATGGCACCGCCGTGAAAGCCAATCTCGAAAACAACGTCTATTTCGTGCCTTTGAAGTTTCACGGCAAGCATCCTTGTGTGTTTCGGAGGCTCCATGATAAACTTTGGGTGGCATTGGATAGCGAAGAACTTTTCACTCCCATTAGAATCATTGCCAAATCCAAGCGCGAAGCGATCCGTCTCTGGAACGAAGTCGTCATGGGTCTTCAGGACGGAGTATGACAAGACGGGAGCGCAGGCGGCTCGAAACGATGTCGCAATCGGAACTGTGGAACTTCTTGACGAAGATGATAGCTTTGCGCAAGAAGCTGTCCGTTCCGCCCACAGGAGCGATGTGCGCCGTCGAAGAGTTCTGCCACCCATCATCCCCAAGGGCCACCCTCCGAAGACTGCTGATCGAATATAAGAAGGAACTGGACGACCTGGAGAAGAAAGCCCATGACGGACTATAAGAAAATTGTCTATCTTGATGGACAGCCTTGCCACCTCGGTTGTGTTAAACTCTATCCTTGCATTCGTTGCGGAAGAAAAGCAGCTCGTGGTGTGGCAGTGATGTTTAGGCATAAGGAGTCTTTCCATGTGGTTCCGTGATCTCGATGGTAATCTATGGAACTCTGAAGACATATTCAGGGTGAACAAGATTTGGGAAGGGCGATGCTTTGTTTTAATGAGATGCGATAAAGGATTGATATGGGGATGTAATGACAAGAACATAATAGAAATTTCCAAGGAAACCTATGATGAAGTTGTCGATTTCCTGATGAAGATCGACCGCGATGTTAAAGCGGTCATGGAGAAAGTTGTCGAGATTCCGAAGCCCATCGAACTCCCAGCGAACATTCCCCCGGAATGGTTCTGGGATCGAATTGCAGCAACGAACCTCTTCTCCCGCCCGAAGACAATGCCGTCGTTGAACAAGACAACGGTGAAGACGATCAATTTCTTGAACGATGTTGTCTTCAAAGGTTTCGACTATTATCAAAAAGCGTTCGAGTGGACAGAACCTTACAAGTTCTGCGAGATCAATCGAGTATGGCCTACTGATTGGGAATCTCTGGCCGACTTCATCAAATGGGTGGCTCCTATCATTCTCAAGGGTGAAGTCAACGGGCTCGTCATGCGTCCAAGAACCGGTGCCTCGCTCGGACGGTTCGACCTTGGCAGTTTCTTCCATGACGACCACCAGAAGGGAAAGCACTTTAGTCCGTTCTTCCGGTTGATGACAAAGATGGTATGGTGGCAGACCACCACCGATTCCGAAATGATCATCTTGCAGAAGAACATCCCGGGAGAATGTCATCCTTGGGTTCTGAAATGGATAAATATGTGGAAGTCCATAGGCCAATGCTCCGACGCGAACAGTGTGAAGTATCTGTGGAAGAAGGCCGACATTTCCTACCGCTGGTGGCTGGCGAACAAGGATAGGCTCATTGAATACGCAGAGACCACCGATACACCAAAGAAATTGTTCAAGACCAACTGCAACACTGCGGAAGGATACTTCAGAATGCTTTGGACTCGTGGCGAATCTCTCTACCGCAAATGGGGCTTTGAACAATTCCCACATCCGAATACGAAAAGCGACAAGTGGCAGATGTTTGCCAGGATGTGCCGCGAACAACATGACATTGAACTGGATGGCTAATTGTGATAAGTGTATGGATGATATTGGTTTGTGTTTTCATTCCCATTATGACACTTTACATATTAATTCCTTGCATATACTGGCTGACCGGACATGGTGGAAAAGAAGCAAACGAATTCAGAATCATTGAAACAGTTGGCCATCCTATACATAATTCTTATTATGAGATAGAACAAAGATGGGATAATCCGTTTATGATTCATTGGGTGAAAGTTCGTGGAGTATTTTCTTGCAGGCAAAATGCAGAGATGGCCATGCGTGCCATGAAAAAGCATCCTGTGGTGAAGCATTACTATCAGGAAGATGGAAAAGAAACCCATACCGAAGTTGTCGATGAATAACAAACTTTGTTCGAAGTCATTTAAGAAGAAATTGCAGAAGCATCTAGAGCATCTAAATTGGCTCATGATCCCGAACACAAAAGACGGACGGGCATTTCTTGAGGTTGAAATACTCGGAGTTATCTTGGATTTTTATGCTTTCGATTTTGTCCATGTTAAAATGAGAGACGACGGCAGAATCGCGGATGTATCCACGAGGCGTGGAGAAATAAATTCCGAGGTAAAGATTGTTTTCTAGACGAAAGATCCCGTCAAGATATGAAGCGAAGCTGGAAAACAACCAGCTTCTCCTTTCTTTTTTCGAACCAAACCCTGTGAAATGGCAGGAGCTTGTGGGGTTCATCAAAGCGTTCAATGGCGCCAGGTTTAACGGTGCTACGAAAAAATGGACGATACCAAACACCGAAGAAAACCGACAGATGGTGAAGATCCGGGGTTTTGCGCTGAAAGCTCCTGTTTCCGAATCGAAAACACTTTATCCAAAGAGAACGCCTTCGTGGATGTTCTACGAGTTTGAAGAACCTCCTCATAATTGGTTGAGACCATACCAAATAGAAGGAATGAGATTGTTATGTCAGAGAGGAGATAAGGGCGCTTTGATATTGGCAGAACCAGGATTAGGGAAAACACCTCTGGCGATAGCATATATTGATTATACAAAAACATCAAAAACCCTCATAGTGGCCACCGCGCTCACCAAGAAGCAATGGCAGGAACGCTTCGACCAGTTCACCCCAGGGAAGAAGATTCATATCATCTATGGTGAAACACCATACGAATTGCCCAACGCCGACATCTACATCATAAATTGGGACATACTAGGAGATTGGGTGGGACATAAGCAGCCGTGTTTTTCTAAGGAAGAGCCAACGAAGGTTGTAGCCGAACGGTTCGTCGGAGATGGCCCGCTTTGCAACATCGGGCTCAAGTTGGTCATCGCCGACGAAGCCCAGGCGATCGGCAACGAAACCTCGATCCGGTACAAGGCGTTGAGGGAGGTCTGCAAGGCTTCGGGGAGGAGACCCGTCCTTCTGACCGGCACTCCGATGAACACCAGACCAGATCAGTTCTGGACACTACTGAATTTGGTAGCTCCAGACATTTTTCCAAACCACATGAAGTTCCGCAGCGAGTTTTGCGCTCCGAGTGTGGGTTCGTTCGGTGTCCGGTATGATGGGGCCGAGAATATGGACAAGCTCCATTATATGATCCAGCCCATCTCCGCCCGGCATCTGAAGAAGGATGTGATGAACGATCTGCCGGAAAAGACGGTATCCGTCCTGCCGGTAGAAATCGACTTGGATTCCTACCATAAGATCGAGGAGAAGGCGTTTGCCCGCGATGGACGTACCATGGAGCAAATCAAGCGCGATGTGGCGGAGCTTCAGCGTTCCTCATTCATGTTCAAGCGCAAAGCCTGTGTGGATACCATAGCCGATTTCCTCAACAACCATCCGAACGAGAAGGCGGTGGTTTTTGCTTGGCACAAGGATGTGGTGCAACTCCTTGCCACAGATCTCGATAAATATGCACCAGCGGTCGTGAACAGCACCGTGACCGGCAAAGACCGCGAGATTGAGATGAAGCGGTTCCGCGAAGATCCGCAGTGCCGCTTAATTATCGGCAACATCAAGGCGCTCGGTGTCGGGGTGGATGGGTTGCAGGGGGTGACATCCTATGGATTCTTCGTCGAGTTCGGATCCGCCCCAGGAGATCACGACCAGGCAGAATCGAGACTGTGGAGATCTGGGCAATATTTACCGGTTTTCTGGACATACATCATCGCCCGAGGCACAATCGACGACGACAACATGGCAAAACTCGACCAACGCAGGAAGAACATATCCCTGGGGTTGGATGGGATGGCAAACGAAGAAGAATTCCTACTTTCTTTGCTCAAGAAACACCTAAAATTTGTATAATACTATTATGAAATACCTGTTCACGAAAGATTTTCTGGCCAATTACAAGCCCCTCACGGTTGCAGAATTTGCAGAGTTCCTTCGTTTGGCGAAGGCCGGTGATGTGAGAGCAAGAAACCGACTAATTCTTCAAATGCGTCCATGGATCGTGAGCAAGGTTGGCACCAAGCCCCCGTATCTCCTTGGACGCGAAGATATGTACGATTCTGCGCTCGATGCAATTTATATTGCGATTGAGAGTTTCAACATGAAATGTGTTGATAGACTTCCAGGAATCTTTACTCGTTGGTGCAATTACAATTTCCTTGGCACCACATGGCGGATCGTCTATGAACGGATGACGCATTCTACCGTGGATCTTGATGGGAAGTTACGCGACCAGGATAACGCAGACCATGGGAACAAAGACCACAATTATTTCGTTGAGCAAATGTTCGCTTCCCGCGATATGGCCGATGTGAAGATGGAAGAAAATCTCTTCGAGTTCGTCATGAGCATCGTGGACAACATCCCAGAAAAGCAACGTATCGCTTTGTTATTACGCTACGGCCTCCGTGGAGAAGGTGGACGGGGGATCGAGGATGATGTTGGCCAACACAACGGGCAGTGGAATGACCGCGCTGGATTCTGCTATGAAGCAATCGGCCTGATGATCGGGCGCAATGCGACAATCGCGCAACACGATGTCAAGAAAGCAATCTCTTTCCTTCGCAAATATGCCCTCCCTTTGATCAAGGATTAAGATGCGGGAATTCAGATGCAAAATCAGAATTCCACTCTACCGCACTGTGGTGGAGGTGATCTTATCCTCCAATATGAAGGAAACATGGAGAAAGGAAGGGCCGAAGTATGGAGATGATGGTTCTATTGACGACATTGCAGCTTTTACGCAACCAGTTCCGGGTCAATCGGTATTGATTGTCGCCACTACAACCCCGAGCGTTTCCGATATTGCCCATGAAGCCGTCCATGCTGCGGTGTATATCCTGAAGACCTCCGGCGTGAAGCTGACCGATTCGAGTGAAGAAAGCTATGCCTATCTCGTGGGGCATATTGTGTGCGAGATCCGCAAGATGATGTTGCGCAACAAATTGAGATTTTCAAAGGAGAAAGTATGAAAGTGATAGGAAACACCAAAGATGACAAGTTGCTTGTTGAAATGAAAAAAGAAGAACTCATGGGATTGTTGGGCGTTGTTAGTGATAAAGACAAAATGTTCAGTGGATTTAATATGTCGTTTGATGATGTTCTCCAAGGGAATTATTACAACAGTATTGCGCATTCGAACCAAGTCAAACAGGCAATAGATACCATTTCGTCGATGCAGAAAACTCTTCAACGGTTCGGAGAAACCATTCCAGTTTTTCAAAGATTCGCCGACATGATGCTTGAAAACAAAAAGAGCTAATATGGGTGTGGTGAAGAAGACAGTCATCGACATGGGCGAGGAGCGCAGAATCCTCACCCATATGATTGTGTCGTCGGAGTTCCTAGATTCAATCTCTAGCTTCGTTGATCCGCGCCTTTTCGATTCCTCCTATATCAAGATCCTCGCCAAATGGATCATGGAGTTCTACCAGATCTCCAAGGTGGCGCCAGGAAAGGCCATCCAGGATATCTGGCGGGCGAAGCAGTCGGAACTCTCCGAGGACGACCAGAAACTCGTGGGAGAATTGATCCAGAGTCTTTCCGAGGACTGGAGCAAGGGAGAACCGAACAATGTTCCGTACACATCGGAGACCGCAAAAAAGTTTTTCAAAATCCAGAGTTTGAAAAAATTGGCTTTCCTGTTGCAAGAATCAATTTCGGCAGGGGACACGGCAGGAGGGGAGCGTTCCGTCGCCAACTTTAAACGGATCGAGAAAGTCCAGGGGCAAGGCATTGATCTTCTGAAGGAAGAGAACTTCACCGAGATCTACAAAGCCTATACGATGGAAGATGAAGTTCTGTTCCATCTTCCGGGTGCCTACGGTGAGATGGTTGGCCCGATCTGTCGTGGTGATTTCGTCGGCGTGCTTGCGCCAAAGAAAACAGGCAAGACCTGGACTCTCATGCACATGGCCATGACCGCTTATTTGTCCGGGCTCGATGTGCTGTTTGTCTCTCTGGAAATGATGAAGCCCCAGACTATCCGCCGCTTCTGGTCGATGCTCGAAGGCAGGCCATACAGGGACAGGGAAATCAAACTCCCGATGTTCCATGACTTTGACGATTGCTCTCGCATTGAGTTCCAGCGCGAGTACCGCAAAGGGGTTGAGATTGATCCCGAAATAATCAAGAAATCCCAGAAGACATGGCGCAAGAGCATCCGTGGATCTCTTCGTCTGGAGATCTTCCCGACCAATTCTTTCGCGCCGAAAGATATGGAAACTTTGCTTTCCAACCTTCAGCTCTATGAGAACTATTCTCCCAATGTGATCGTGATCGACTACTTGGACATCATGGTGCCGGATAAGCATATCTCCGAAGAACGCCACAAGCTCAACCAGATCTGGCTCTATGCCCGTGGACTCGCCCAAGAGCGACAAATTGCGGTCATCAGCGCATCGCAGACTGGACGCAAGACGGTAGGCGGAAAGGAAGTGCAGGAATCGGATGTCTCTGAAGATATTCGCAAGCTGGCTCACTTGACCAAGGCCATCACCCTGAATGCCACGGAAAAAGAGAAGGCCAACGGTATCATCCGCGCCAATCAGAAAACCCAACGCGAAGGCGCCACAGACTTCCGCCAGGTGTGCATCCTGCAATGTTTGGACATCTCCCGCTTCTATTTGGACAGCCGGTGGTGCGAACAAGTTTACGGTCTCGATGAATATCGTGGCCAGGTTGAGGATTAAATTTGTATAATAGGGCAGAGGTTTATGATGCCAATTAAAGACATAAAAGACACTATCCAATTTTCGGGCGAAGTCACAGATGCCAATGGCAATGTGATCCGAGACGAGAAACCATTGATCGTTGTTGCCGATCCGAAAAACAAAGGTATCGAGACTCTCATGACAGCTCTTAAAGAGCAGAATGAAAAAATCCAAGAAAAGATACGACCGAAGCCGGTTGTCAGTGTGAATGTGAACCGTGGGCCAAACCGCGAACAGCGTCGCGCCTGGGAAAAGAAGGTGCGCCGTGCTCGTTAAGCGCCAGCAACTTCTGGAAGATGTGAAGCGTTGCCTCGGAGCCACCGATAAGTCATCGAACGCCTCCGTTGATGGTTTCAACTCCCTGTGGTTCGATGGCTCGTTTGTCCATTCGTTCAATCGCAAGGTCTGCATCTCCGTGCCAACATCGTTGAACATTGAATGCGCCGTGGAAGCGGAAACACTCACCAAGTTGCTTTCCAAATACAAAGCTCAGGACATTGATCTCCTTCTTGAAGAAGGCGGGCTCAAGTACAATCTTCCCAAGGCAAATGGTGTTATCCAACTCATTGATCCCAAGATCGCAGACCATGTGAAAGGGATCAATCTGGAAGACATCGCGTTCAAGCCAATTCCCACTGGTATGATGGATGGCATACGCCTGTGTCATATCAACAAGAATATGGGAAGAATCAAGGGTACTGTGGTTCATGGTATGGCTGTAATGTCCACCGATACCGTTTCAATGTATGTCTATGAATTCGGTGGAATGGCGGATTCCTTCCTGCTCGACGATGTTTGCTCCGAGCAACTTATCCGGTTCCAGAACGACCCAGTGCTTTATTTCGTAGATGATGTCTGGGTTCATTTCAGATACGAGGATGGTTCCATCTTCTCCTGCGTCCAGAAACCTCTTTCCTCGTTCCCCGTGGGAGCATTCAGATCCATTCTCGAATCCATCATGCTCGAAGAGGTGGTGTGGGGAGGAAAGATCGCGCCTGATATGGCTGAAGCTGCAAACCGGGTGTCCATCTTCTCGGACAAGTCACTCAAGAGCGACAAGATTACAGTTACGGTTCTTCCGTCGAAGATTGTGCTATCTGCGGAAAGCCAATCGGGAAAGGCCACGGAAGAAGTCCCATTCGATACAGGGATTGGAGGAGTGGCCAAGTTCAACATTTCAGCTTCGGTGTTGAACAAGGGGTGCCTCAAATGTACGGATATTGCCGTGATGCTCAATGGCAGAAAGCCATCGGTGCAGTTCTCGGCGGACACTTTCAAGATGGTGGTCTATGTCGGATAAGTGGTCTATGGAAAGGCTCCATATGTACAGAATCAATACACATTTGAAAGAACAAGCACCAGATTACAAAATGGTCATCGAATTCAGTGACAGTTCGCAGAATTCTTTTACTTTGAGTGTCCCAAAAGAAACATCGAAGCAGATCTTAGCGCTCATCGAACATGATGTTGCCATGAACGGGCAGAAGCTCGTGCAAGATCTTATTTCGTCAATGAAGGGATGATTATGCAATTTAGACCTTACCAGCATATCGAAAAGTTTGGAACAAGCGAAGTCCGGGACATCGAAAAGGGTCATTGTTGGATCTTCCCAAAAATCGACGGGACTAATTCTAGCGTCTGGCTTGGAGATGATGGATTTGTTCATTGCGGATCAAGAAATAAAGAAATCACAATCGAAGACGACAATCGCGGCTTTGCCAAATACATTTCCGAATGTGAAGATTTCCGCAATTTTTTGACAACATATCCAAATTTGCGGGTATATGGGAAATGGCTTGTTCCACATACAATAAAAGATTACCAAGAATATGCTTGGAGAAAATTTCATGTGTTTGATGTGTATGACGAGAGTACAGAAAAGTATCTTTCGTTTCTTGAATACATTCCTTTGTTCATGTACTATAAAGATATTTGGATATTGGCTCCAATCAACGATATTGAAAATCCATCCTTGGAAACTTTGCACAATCTGATGGAGAAAAACACCTATCTCATGCAGGATGGTTCCATTGGCGAAGGAATTGTGATTAAGAATTATGATTTCGTGAACAAGTACGGAAGAACAACCTGGGCGAAGATGGTTCGCGCCGAGTTCAAGGAAAATCATACAGGAAAGACGCAGAACCCCTCGCAAAAGGAAAATCTCGGGCCCGAGGAAGCGATTGCCAACAAATACATCACCGAAACTCTCGTTCGCAAAGAAGCGGCAAAGTTGGCGGAAGATTGGGATCGAAAGAATATTCCTCGTCTCCTCTCCACTCTTTTCTATTGCCTTGTCAAAGAAGAAATGTGGGAAATAGTAAAGGATTTCAAGAGTCCAACGATTAATTTCAAGCTCCTTCAGTCCTATGTAAACATAAGGATCAAGAAAGTTGCACCGGAGTTGTTCTAATGAGTTTCGTTGCTCCAGTTGCCTACATCTTGCGTGCTTGCGGTGAATTATCCAAAGGTGGGAGGGTCGTCCAATTAAGAGTGGGCTGGGACGAATTCTTCACATTGATCGAAAAGCACCCCGAGCGTTTTGGGATCGAAAACAAACACACTTTGAGATACAGGGGGACTCCTGTATATCTGAAAATACTAGGGGATGATTGATTTATGGCATTCACCCGCCATGTGTGTTACGATCTTGAGACATTCAAAGACTACTTTGTTTGTTGCATAAAAGGCGCTCTCTACCGCATAGAGGACGCCTTCAGGTTGCGTAACGCAATGAGCCGGGACGACACCCTCTATGTGAGTTTCAACGGTGTCGGTTACGACAACATCATCCTTGGCTTTGTTTTCTGGGCGGACACCAACCGGTGCCTCACGACCCAGCGCATCAAAGAACTTTCCGACTGCATGATCGAAAAGAAGAATCCAGACGATTCGTTCGTCCAGGAATTCATGGAACTTTATGTTGATTCCTTCTCCGTCTGGCGCAAAGGAGAACAATTCCATTCGTACCGATTGAAGTCCAACGGTCTGTGGTATCCAAAGGCCCAATTCTGCGATCTATACCTGGTTGGAAACAAGAAAGGCGGGCTCAAGAAAGCTGCGGTGGTGATGGACTTCGAGGATCTGTCCGAATGTCCGATTGCGTTCAATCAGGAAACCACCACCAAGGAAGAAAGGAAGACCATCGACAAATACTGTATCCATGATGTCGATGTGACCGAAGGTGCATTCAAATGGCACGAGAAGGAAGACAATATTGGGGTGCGCACTCTCTTCGCCATGGAAAACGACATCCAGGATGCCTATATCCTCGGGGCGGCTGCACTTTCTGAAAAATACTTCCGATACAAGATGCTGGCCGAGAATCCAAAATGGCAGAATGAATTGGATGACCACAAGAACTGGAGACAAAAGCCACCGGGAACCATGCCCACATCGGAACTCATCCGTTGTGGCCGGTTGAACTTCCGAGATCCGAACTTCGTCAAGTTCCAAGACTTCATCCGAATGACGGAGTTCGATTTCGAAGGTGGTCTATCCGCATCGTCCTCGGACGAGTTCGATGACGAAGGAGATACATCCAATACTGCATTCTTATTAAACAACAAGTCGATCCCCAAGAACGCACTTATCATCACAGACCGCAAGGGCCACCAATACCAGTTCGGTGTTGGAGGGCTCCACGATCTGTCCATGGAAGGAATCTGGTGCGAAACCGATACTCACATCTTGCGCAATGTGGATGTGAAGTCATATTATCCATCCATGATCGTGAGTTGGAAGATCCACCCACGGCATTTTCCTCGATACGCCGACTACATTTCCGAGTGCTTGGCCACTCGTCTCGAAGCCAAGAAGAACCCCGCGCTCAAAGGCAAGGCGAACGCTCTGAAACTGGCCATGAATTCTTCCTTTGGAAAGATGAAGGACAAGTTCTGCTCCCTCTACGATCCGTATGCCCACTTTTCCGTGACTATGACCGGCCAGATGGGGCTCCTGTACCTGATCGACCAGATCTATGTTGCCTGCCCGTCCGTGGAGGTTGTGAACGCGAATACCGACGGTGTATGCGTGCGCATGAAGAAAGGCGAGGAGCCGATGTTCCAAGCCGTTTGCACCGAATGGGAAAAGGTCATGCGGGTATCTCTCGAATTTGAGAACTACACCAAGTGGGCTCAACGCTCCTGCAATCTGTATTGTGCTCTCAAGGACAACGGTGAAGTCAAGACCAAGGGTGTCCAGTTCAAGGCCAAGGCAACGGATCTCGGGGAAGGTTACAAGTCGCCCAGGGCGGTCAAGACCATGGTTGTTCGGCATCTCCTCTTCGGCGAGAAGTTGGCGGATGTCGCCCGTTCCCTTGAGCCTAAGATGTTCCTAATCTCCAATTCCTGTGGAGCCAAGACCAGAATGGTTTACAACGACGAGGTTCTGGAGCACCGTACAAGCATCCGTTATGTTTTCGCCAAGAAAGGCTTCAAGCTCCAGCAACGCAACACCACTACCGGAAAACTGTCCGAAGTGAAGGATGGTTCCGATGTGCTGCTTGTGGAAAAGTTGGGAGAATTGACGATGGACAGCATACTCATCGAGCGTTATGTTGCCATGGCGAAGGATATTGTGAACCAGGTATTGCGGGCAAATGAGAAGAAAAAGGTGCAAAATGAAGGTTTCTTCTCGCTCTTTGATTGATTCCGACCGATTTGCATCGAAAATTTGTATAATACGGGTATGGAACAGACAATCGAAAAAGACTTCACCGCCTGGGCGAATACATATTTTTTGATTTGCTCGGAGATCATGCGTTCCACTAAGATGTGGATTCACTACGAAGTTCTACCTGGGTGCATAATCATTTCGGCGAAAGATTGCCCTGCGGATTCTTTTAAGGCGGAATTGCCATATGCAATCCATGATATTTTGTGGAAGGATACATCCCGCGAGTATGCAACCGCAGTAAAGAATCGACTTGAACTTTTCCTTGCAAGGAGTAAATGAGATGATCACCAGAGAGACCTTAGAAAAGTTGTCCGAAAATGCGTTTAACATAAAACAATGTGAAGATAGACTGGAATTGTTAAGACGCCATTCCAATGAAATTCCTATGGTGGAATCCGATCTTTTCTGTTATCGGAAAATACAATCCGAATTGAATCAGCAAGCGGCCATTGAAGCAAGTTTCAAGGATTGACGGAGTTGATCATGAAAGCACGCATTTGGATGCTCGAAAAAATTGACAGTCTTCAGGTTTTACGTCTTTTCGCAAAACTGAAACTTTGTGAGCACTTCAATACCGATGCTTATTTGAAAATCTTGTACACCATGAACTCATCCTTCGGAAAGATGAAAAGAGGAATGACTTAATGAGCCTTTATCTTGATGTCTGCCCGAAAGATTTTGATTCGGTTGTTGGAAACGACACGACCGTGGAATCCATCAAAGAGCAATTCACGCAGGACGAATCGAAATGGCCGCACGCCATTCTCCTTTCCGGCCCGTCCGGTTGTGGCAAGGACACCATTGGCAACATCATCAAGTATTCCTATCTCAAGGCCAACGAAGGTTGCATCATCAAGGCAAATTGGGGCGCAAACAGTGGCATCGACGATGTGCGCGAGATTCTCAACCAGATCGAATCCGTACCATTGTTCGGCAAATATTGGGTCGTCCATGTGAACGAATGCCATGAGCTTTCCAAGAAGGCCAAGGGCGCTCTTCTCGATCCGACAGAGAACATCCCGGCGAATGTGTTTTTCATCTTCACTACAACCGACCCAGGCAAATTCTTCCACGGGGACGAAGGTGAGGCGCTAAGAACCCGCTTCATGCAATTCACCGTAGCCCCCGTGGAAGGGAAAGAGATGTTGCGGTATATCCGTTCCATCGCACGCAGACATGGCGGTGGTCACATTGACGAGACCATCCTGGAACAGATTGTGACCTGTTCCGGTGGCTCCATGCGCAAGGCGCTGATGGATCTGGAGAAGATCATTCCGATGAAGGATAAGGGATTCATGGCTCGGGTGGTGTTCAATTCCATTCCCGACAACGATCCTACCATCAAAGAACTCATCGACCTGTATTTGGCGGACAATCCAAAATGGGGAGATGTGTCCAAGGTTCTATACAAATTGCAGATGGGCGGTATTGAACCAGAGAAGATCCGCCATTCGATTCTGAATTACATGATCAAAATCATTTACGGTGGTGGATCTAAAGGAAAGACTGCTGCTTTGGTGTGCGAACAACTTCGCAATAACACCTACGATATTGGATTCGCGGGTATCGCGTTGGCCACCTGGAAACTTCTCGGAGACGATTAAAGGAGACATCATGGGAACAGATATACATTGTTATGTGGAAGCCAGAAATCAAGAGACTGGCAAATGGGAACAGATCACAGGTTTTGTGAGCGACTACTACGATCCTGAAAGCGAGTATTTCAGCAAACCGGAGTTCAAATTCGCGGAATCACCTCTGGATTCACGCAATTACGATGAATTCGCGTTACTTGCCAACGTAAGAAATGGTCGAGGCTTTGCCGGTTGTGATACAGGTGACGCCATTCAACCCATTTCAATGCCAAAGGGATTACCTACGGATGTTTGCGACTCAATTAAAGCACAATCGGACGAATGGAGTTGTGATGGACATTCGCACTCGTGGCTAACTGCAAAAGAAATAAAAGACTATCCAGCGGACACAACAAAGAAAATTCATAGGGGCTGGGTTAATGCAACAGGCTACAAGCAATTCAAAGAAAACGGTTATCCTGATTCTTGGTGCGGTTTTGTAGATGGGCGTGGAGTTGTTAGAGTTCTCGAATGTGATTTCGAGAAGGTGAACAAAGCCATGGAACTTCTCGCGAACTTCGAAGGCAAGGATGTTACGAAGGTATATACCCAAGTGCAATGGGGAACAATCGCAAAAGAATCAGCTCCTTGGTTATTCAATGAGGCATTGAATCAACTTATGGAAAGAAGCGCGAATGGTACAGGTGATGATGTGCGCATCGTGTTCTGGTTTGATAACTGATCAAGGATGACTGATGCAATGTCCAAAGTGCCAGTGCAGAATCGCAAAGGGAAAACCATGCAAGTTTTGCCATCGGAACCGGGTGCAGGAATACAAGCACACTCTCCACGGAAAACTCCTGCACCGCTTCGCCATGGTGAAACTCCGTTGCAAACGCAAAGGCTGGACTGTCGGTTTCACGAAAGAATGGTTCGTCGAATGGTCGATGAAGAACGGATACCCGAAGTTGTGGGCTCAATGGGCAAATTCGGATTTCAAGACTTGGATGACTCCATCCGTGGATCGCATCGACGATTCGATTGGGTATGAGATTGGAAATATCCAATGGACGACCTGGAAGGACAACTATCGTAAGGAATGTTTGAAGAAAGGCTTCGATCCTTTTGAAAAGAGCGAAGGGTTCGTGGCTCCTCCCGATGAAGAAATTCCTGATTACTGGAACTAATTTTTTGTAGTATAGCAATATGGCAAGAGAATATAATTTTGACGATCTGAAATCCCTGCTCGTCATCAACGAGCTGGATCTTCTTGATGAGAACATCAAGCAGACAGCCGGGTATCATTATTGGTCGGCCAAATGCGCAGATGCAGACCGCGACTGGAAGAGAACTTGCCGTCAGCTCGACACCGCAGAGAAGAATGCCTATCTGAATTGCAAGAAGGAAGGCAAATGCACCGATGCCGAGGCCAAGGCAAAAGCTGGTATAGACCCGGAAGTGGTCAGGCTCCAGGACAAAGCGATTGACGACGAGCACTATTACAATATGTGCAAGGCTGCGGTCAAGGCCATGGATCATAGACTCGATTCTCTAGGGCGTATCTGCTCTCTGGATGGGCGCAACTATTTCAATCATCCGAGACATGAAGCTGCGGGCAAACAAGCCCATAAAGCCATGTCCGACAAACTCAACAACAGAAACCAAGAAGAGGTTGGATAATGGGACTCATTTCGAAAAGCAAGCAACAAAACAATGCGGACAACCGCGAGAACTATGGATCTGCCAGCAAGGGTGGTGGTGGTGGCGCATTGCTTCCGATTCCGCTTCCTTGGTTCGAGCCCAAGGTCGGCAAGCTCAACCGCATCAACATCATTCCATGGAAGAACGCTTGTACGAAGCCAACGACCATTGGCCCGAACACTCTTGAACCTGGTGACTACGAATATATCCTTGTGTACTTCGAACATGGTGGTGTTGGCCCCAACAATGTTCCATGCCTCTGCATGAAGGATACCTTTGGGAAGCCATGCAAGGTCTGCGACATCCGCTGGGAAGCCCGCGAAAATGGCGAAAAGAAGCTCGAAGAAAAGTGCAAGAATTCCAAGAAGGCTTTGTATGTCGTCCAGGATCTCAATTCCGACGACCCAAAGCAACTGCGTCTCTTCAAGGCATCTTTCGCTTATTTCACGAAGGAACTCGATTCTGAAGCCATCGCGGAAGGAACATCCAAGGGAACCAAGATGGTTCCATATGCAGACAACGACGACGGCTCCGTTGTGGTATTCCGTGCAGAAGAAGAAGATTTCAATGGACACAAGTTCAATAAGTACAAGGGTTTCCGCTTCATGCCACGCGAAGACGACGAAGCTGTGACAATGGATGCCATTTCCAAGGCTCCGGCGCTCGATAGCTTCCTGGCCAAGATCACACCGGAACAACTCGAAGCTGTCTTGAATGGCGAAGATGTGGAAGATGTTTCTGCTCCAGCCAAGACATCTACCCATGCTCCTGTGAAGGAAACACAGACTGCTCCAGAAACCAAGGCTGAGGCTCCCAAGGAAACTCCAAAGAAGACGGACAGCCAAAAGACCGAATGCCCACATGGATTCGAATTCGGAAGAGATTGCGACACGGCACCGAAGAAGTGCATCAAGTGCGAACTCTACGACAAGTGCTTCTCCGAACAGACAAGGCTCAATGCCCAAGGCTAATCCCTAACCTCCAACCAAGGGGGAGGGCGTAGATCCCCGTGGTCTATGCCCTCTTTTTATTTATGGCAAAAAAAGGCAAAACAGTAGAAGAAGCCCTCATGCACGAGGAGCCCGAAAAGAGAGCCCGGTATCAATCCTTCGGTTGTACTCTGCTCGATCTCGAAGTAGGCGGTGGCGACGGAATGGGTTTTCCGTTCGGTTACATACTGAATGTGGTTGGTGATACATCCGGTGGCAAGTCGTTTATCAAGAACGAATTCCTGGCCTGCGCATACCATTCGTTCCGCAAGTCTGGAGATCCATTCAAATTGTTCTCCGACGATGGCGAATCTGGCGACACCTTCAATTCCACCAAGATGTATGGCGTGAATCTTCGGCCAGAAGAACGCAAGATTGGGAATAAGGAAGTGTCGGATAGCCGGACGGTCGAGGAATTCGACGCAAAGCTCTCCCTGTTCCTGAGTGATCTCGGCGATGGATATGGTGTTTATGCGCTGGATTCCCTCGATGGCCTGTCGTCAGCGGATAAAGACGCTGCAAGTGAAGCCCGCATGGAGAATTTCATGAAGGACAAGGACATTGTGGACAAGGGAACCTATGACCTTGGCGACAAAAAGTTCTTGTCCCAGCAATTCTTCAAGACCCAGGCCAACGCGGTCAAGGATAAGAAAGCCATCCTCCTCATCGTCTCCCAGGTGCGTGAGAAACTGAATGCTCCTGCGTTCACAGAAAAGATGGCTCCCACCGGCGGAAAGGCATTGAGGTTTTATTCCCACACCCAGCTCGTTGTAGCCAAGGTTCGCAATATAACAAAGAAGGTTATCATTGACGGCGTTGAACATGAACGGGAAATCGGATTTGTGTGCCTTTGCAAAACCAGCAAGTCCAAGACCCCTCGCCCATACCGTGAAGTTATGTTCCCGGTTTACTTCAATTATGGCATCGACGACATCGAAGCCAACATCGACTTCCTGTTCGATCTTCGCGGCGACAACGGGCTTGTTCCGGCTTCATTGGCCAAGGCTCTCCCTTGGGAGAAGAAGAAAGACCAGAGCAAGGAGAACTGCCAGGCGTGGCTCAAGGAGAACGGTTACGAGAGCGAATACACCAACTATCGTGTAAAGGTGCTCGGCGAAGGCAAGACATTCGCGATGAAGGCTTTCATGCTGTGGCTCGGTACGAACGAAGAAGCTATCCAGAAGTTCGCGGAAGAGTTCGGAAAGGTGTACTCCAAGGAAGAACTGCATGATCTCTGCGTCAAGGATGCCGGTATGCGTGCCACCTTGCGCTCCCGTGTGATCCGCAAGTGGGAAGCCATCGAAGACGCAATCAAGTGCGATCTTCCAGGCAAGTATTCCGACACGGAATGATCGAGAGGGGCGCAAGCCTCTCTTTTTTTGTATAATAGGAGAAAAGGAGAATCGTCATGGCTTTATTTCTAAGAACTTGCGACAAAGACGGAAAGGCATACGGAGGATTCCAATGGCCTTTGAGGGCTGGTGAAACTGTAACCTCCCCCGATTGGAAACCAACAAATCAATGCGGTAAAGGTTTACATGGTTTGCTGAATGGTCAAGGCAATTCAGACTATTTAAATCACAAATCGGATGCTTTGTGGTATGTGGTTGAATCCGATTTGAGCAAAGCCATTGATTTGAGTGGAAAACACAAATTCCAGAGTTGTAAAGTAAAATTTGTGGGTTCCAAAGAGAAAGCCACACAATATATGGTTGACCATGGATGCAGCGGGGTTCACTTTTCCACCTTGACCGGAGGTGATCATTCCACCTTGACCGGAGGTGATCATTCCACCTTGACCGGAGGTGATCATTCCACCTTGACCGGAGGTTATCGTTCCATCTTGACCGGCGGTGGTTGGTGCACCTTGACTGGTGGCAATCGTTCCACCTTGACCGGCGGTGATGGTTCCACCTTGACCGGCGGTTATTGTTCCACCTTGACCGGCGGTGATGGTTCCACCTTGAGTATTTCATATTGGGATGGAAACAGAAATCGTATTATGATTGGTTACATTGGTGAAAACGGTTTGGAACCAAATGTTGCCTATAAACTCAACGAAAAGCATGAATT